CGGAGGGTGCTTTCGTAAGAACCGCTTCTGCCGCCGATTACATCACGGACACTGGCAAAGAAATCCTTTACAAAGTTGGTACCGATGATGGTTTCGCCGGTTACTACGCCACGGTATTCACGGATAGGGTGGCCTTCTATGGTTGGAGTGGTACTTAAAATCATAACGTATGTTCTAAATAATTGAAAATTAAAAACTTATGCAGACTGCTTTTTCCTTGTGCAGTTTTTATTCAGGTTTTTCACGATTTCGGGCGTGAAGCCAGTCGCATAAAACTCCCCAGAGCCAAGGAGCAACCAGTATGGGTTGATGTGGTAGTCACGGACTAAGAACTGAACCCATGACGGACGGAAACGACCGTAGTACTCGGCAGGCTCGTCTCGCAGGGACATGATGTTCCAGCGGTTGAGACCATACCGGTCTGTTATTGTCTTCAGACCGCCAATGCAACCATCAGCCTTCAGGCGGTCGATGGCAGAGAAGAAACGAACTACTATATCCACATCAGCGGACATCAGATTTTTATCTTCCATAATCTTTCTGTTTTTGATGGGCACGACTGAAAACGCTTTCCAGCCTTGCCCGGTGGTTATTCAATCTTTGCGACCAGTCCTGCAACTGAGCCAGCGTTGGACGAGAAGTCAGCAGCCCATCCACCTCGGAAGGGGTGAGCACTGGCAGATATTTCTCGTAGGCGAGAAGAACACTAAGATACTTCATTCAAACACGAATTGCCGAGGTTGTTTCTTTCTTTTAATTTCATCAAAGCCACCTTTGGCAACATCAGATAGACTTTTGTAGGTATAGAATGATGAGGATGGAAGAAACCCTTTTTTGTTTTCAATGGTAACACCTTCTGCGGATGGGATAAAGAGGAAACCTTCTACCTTTCCAGTTGTTACCTCGTTTCCGTCAATCGTGTCGTCAAGCCTGTAAGTCCTACCCTTTTCTTCACCTTCAAGTGAGACAAGAAATTTGAGCGTTCTTTGCAGTTCGTTTCTTCCACGAAACCTAAGATAGAAAGATTCAATCATCTTAGCTGAATTAACATTGTTTATCTGCCAGTAATACACCGTGTCTTTTTGCGGCTCAAAAACGGTGTAGCTAATAACTGGAGAAACGTCATAACTCCTAGATAGAAGTGTTTGCGAACGCACACCCACGCACGCAAGCGCAAGCGCAAACAGCATTATTATCTTTTTCATATTACTTTTCGTTTAAATGATTAATATTTCTGTCGTAGAACTCATTCCAAGCCTTTTTCTTGATGAAGACGAAGAAGAGCAGCAGCCCTAGGGCGACCATCAGCAGCTGCAGCGGCTGGCGAAAAACACCGAACCCGAAAGAACGCTGAAAGTCGATGCAGAATGAAATCAGCACTCCGTAGGTAATGAATGCCCGATGCACCCAGCAGAAGCCATAGGCTAGGCTGATGATGATCCAGACAATGAAGCCGAAGAGCGAGCAGTCGAATATACACTCCGTGAGTTTTACCCGAATGCCGAACGAGAGCAGAGTGCAGTGAACCAGCATTACAAGCGCACCCACTGGAGGGATAATGCCTATTATCAACCTGCTGGCTTTCCACAGCCAGCTTTTCCCGAGGGCGGCAAGAAGAACCTTCTCCTTCCGCTCTATGAAATCCTCATCTTTCATCATTACTTAGAATTTTAGTTGATATTGTACCTGGAGCGAGAACTAAAGTTCACGCAACCATTTCTCGCCAGATTTCGTCTTAGACCAAATCACGAGACCTGTGCCGATAACCGCACCTATGAACATAAATAAAGTTGCTAGTTCCATAATCTAAACATTTGAATTATTATAATTCACGCAGCCATTTATGACCTCTCTTTGATTTCAAGAAGAGAGCAAACGCAACGCTCACCACGAACACGAAAACATTAAAAAACAAATATGTTACCATAATCTCTAACTTTTAAATTTCATTATATAATTGGCAGCATTGGCGATTACAGCACCGCCAAGAAAGCCAAAGATAATACACGCTATATTCACCATTGCAAGTTCCTTGCCAGTGAAAAGAGGAGACAGACCACCGACAGCAACGCTTCCGTACATCATTTTCGAGCAGTCGTACAGATACCCAGCCAAGAGCTTTCTTCTGTCCGTCTCCCTATCGTCTGTTGTTTTTTGACTAACCATACTTTTTCATTTTGCAAAGTTACTAAATTATTTCTGACCGACAATGGCAAGCAGGGTTTTTACTTGACTTTGCAGGAACTCATTCTGTTCTCGCAGCAGTTTATTCTCAGCAGCTAAGGCAGCATCACCACCAAACGACTGGGAGACATTAGGACTGTTCGAACCATTGACGTTTGAACCGAAAACAGCCTCTTCCATCTCAGCAGGGAGGGGAGGGGCACACTTGTCTATTATTTCCTTTATCTTTTGAAAGAAATCTATCTTTATAGACTTGCGATTAAACTTCGCATTCAAGTTCTGAGGACTTGTTCCTAACTCCTCCGCAACAGCAGCAACGGACATTCCCGAGCGCTTTATATATTGTTTTAGTTCTTCTCCGTTCATATTAAAACAAAATTAAATAAAATTAAATTAATATTAAAACCACTATCAAATGTTTTGTAATCTAAAATATTTGTTTTATTTCTGCAAACGATTTCAGAAACGAGTTTAAAAACTCTTTTGCAAAGATAAAGAAAATAATTTAAAATACAAATAAAATGGGAGAAAATTTTAATTATGATTTCAGAACCCCACTGCAGAAGCAGCAGGACGAAAGAAAGAAGAACATCATAGCGATGTTTGCAGATTTCCGAGCAAAAGCACCTGCCGAGACCTCAGACAGCAGAATAATGCTCGCAGTATCACAGCGTGTTGGTTGCACCCAGCAAAACGTGCGTGTTATCCTCATCAAGGCTGGATTGATAACACCAAAGAAGAGACGTGCAGCCGTGCGCAAGTAATCAAGTCGAACCAATTTAAACATTCAGAGCGTATGAAGAAGTTTATCGAGATTATCACAAGTGACGAAGTAATAAGCCTGGCAGTTGCCATCGTATTAGTAACTTTAATCTTTTGGAGGGCATAATATGACGAACGAAGAACCAAAGGTAGCGGATGCAGGCAGATACACCATGACAGAGACCTGCAAGGTTCTTGGCATCCATCGCAACACCCTGCGCAGATGGTTGCAGGCTGGTAAGATTAAGGTCAAGTTCCGCAGAATCGACAACCGCAAGGTTTTCGAGGGCAGCGAGATTAAAAAAGTCTGGAGGATTGCCCTATGAGCAAGTTATCAATCAATATGCGCAGGATGATCGTGAAGTACACAGACATCTGCTGGCTTATCACTAACTGGAAGGCGAACCGCAAGACCAGAAAGCACTGCAAACTGAACAACAAGTGCTATTTGGAGGCAGAGCGAAGAATCCAGTACAGAGAGTTTAAAGGCAACCTTTGCGTGGCACTGGATAACATACCGCTCATACCAGTGGACGGAATTGGCGACAACGAGGTATTGAAGTCGTGCCGTGAGACCTTCCAAAGTTACATATTCAATAAGAGAGGAGGAAACGAATGAAGAAGATAATAGAGAATTGCAGGAAGAAGATGTACGATGCCATCTGGCTGGAGCTAGACCGTGAACCACAGCGACCAGCGGTTGCAAGGGTAGACATCAAGACCACGGCAGGCGACATTTCAGTCTGGTGCGACAGAACCGGAAACACAGCGGTCGTTTCGCACAAGAATAACAACAACGACAGCGAGCGGCTGGAGGAAGCTATCGAGGGTTGCGTCAACTATCAAGACGTGATGGACGACTGGCTGGAAGAGAACAGCCAATACGCAGACCAAGACCCGATGGACGCCTTCGAAGAAAGCAGGCTCGACAGCCTTATGGCTCAACTGGTTTGACTACGATTATTAAACAATTATATGTTTCCCTGCAGCGGCAGGGCAAAGGGCGCACGCAAAACTCATTTTTCAAAGGTTATCTAAAATTAGTTGTTTTTACCATGTAATATGCGGAAACGACAGCGTGCGCCCTGCAACGGAAGGGCATCCACCAGCAGCAGGCAAGGGTGGTGTAGCAATCAACTGGGGTTCGAATCCCCAGCCTTCCACTAGAGTTAATGAACAATAAGTTGAACAATAAAAAGAACGAATTATGGAAAATGAAATTATTCAAGTGAGCGGTGGCGAAATGCTGGAAGCTATCAACCGCTCGGAGATTGACGGACAGATTGCCACAGCGCACAAGTTCCCTCGAGACATCATGCAATGCAAGAAGAACATGGTAGCATTAGCAGCCATGGACGATAATGTAGCCTACAACTGCTTCTATCATCTGGAGCGCACGGACAAGAACGGAAAGACAACAGTAATCGAGGGTCCTAGCGTCAGGTTTACGGAAATCATTTCCGCCTGCTGGAAGAACCTGCGCATCGCTGGCCGCATCATCGCAAACGATGGCAAGACCATCACGGCACAAGGCGTATGCCATGACCTAGAGAGCAACGTTGCATACTCTACCGAAGTAAAGCGAAGCATTCTGACCTCGAAGGGCTACACCTACTCGCAGGATATGCAGGTGGTGGTTGGCAATGCGGCAGTTGCCATTGCTCAACGCAACGCAATCTGCAAGGTCGTGCCGCAGGTCTTAATTGCAAGCGTGGTGAAGGAAGTGCAGGCAAAGGCACTCGAGCACATCAAGCAGACTGGCGTACAGAGCCAGTGGAAGAGCTGCGTAGCATGCTTCCAAGTGTACCAGGTAACAGACCTTATGCTGCTGGAATACCTGGGCAAGAAATCAGCCGAGGAAGTCACGGCAGAGGATATTCAGAAGCTGGCTGGTGTGTACAACGCTATCAAGGAAGGTACGACCACAGTAGAGGAGACCTTCAAGAAGCCAAAGCAGCAGGATGCCATCGCACAGCAGGCGCAGGCAGCAGCCGATGATGCAAAGAACAAGGCGCAGAAGGCAATGAACCGCAGCCAAGGCAAGACTGGCACAGCAGCGAAAAAGTAGTTTAGTTTATAAAGTTATAACGTTTGCCCGAACCGCCACGGCACAACCTATGGGGTGGGCTCCCATCACAACCTACCAAGGGAAGCCGTGGCAACTATTAAACATTCAGTAAAACAATGAACAAACAGAACGAAACAGACAATCAGAGACAAGAGAACACCATTGATAATTACTTCGAGAAGACCTCAAAGGGATTCGGTGTATGGGCAGAGGAAAACAATGAGGGTAGAAGCTATTTGCAGATTGCAGCCGAGTTCACTGGAGATGTAAACGAAAAGGGAAGTCCAGGTTACGATTTCCTTGTTAGTTACGCAGGCAATACCAAACTCCTCGCAGACGGAATTTATCAGAATATGAAAGATGATAAGTTCCTCCGCTCGATTGTTATTAGAGCAGCTAAAAAATTCTTAATGGACAAATAAAAACATACAGGCAATGAAACAGATAATTAAATATAAAAGCAGAGAGGAGTGGTTGCAGAATCGCTCGAAGGGAATAGGTGCATCAGAGGCAGGCACAGTACTGGGACTGAATCCCTGGGAAACCCCATACCAGCTGTGGAGACGCAAGAAGGGCATCGACCCACCAAAGGTTGAGAACTTCGCGATGGTTGCAGGACACCTGCTGGAGGATGCCGTTGCGCAGTTCTTCAAGCGAGAGAGCCACTGCCACATCATCAAGGCATCGACTGACGACTACACCATCACGAACACCGATACTCCCTATCTGAGAGTAAGTCCAGACCGCACCTTCTGGAGAACCGGGGCAACGCACAACGAAGCGAGCAAGAGCATCCTCGAGTGCAAGACAACGCAGATGCAGATAGATGCAGACGACCTTCCGAAACATTGGTTCTGCCAGCTTCAGATGAACCTAGGAGTGGGCGAATACAAGGATGGAGCACTTGCCTGGCTGACAGCAGGCAGGGAGTTCGGCTACCGTGACATCGACTTCGACCCCGAGTTCTTCGGATGGATGAGGGACGAGATAACCAAGTTCTGGCTTGACTACATCGTGGGCAACCAAGAGCCGCCAGCCTACAGCGCACAAGACGTTCTCCTAAAGTCTCCTCTACATGTAGCTGGCAAGGAAGTGACTGCAACGAAGGAGATACTCGAACAGATTGCTAGGCTCAAGGAACTCAAGGTTCAGAACAAGAAACTGGAGACCGAGCAGGATGAGATTGAGGACAACTTGAAGCTGTTCTTCGGGGACGCAGAGAGCATCGTGGACGGAAACGGAAAGATGCTGGCAACGTGGAAAGCACCGAAGGCAAGCGAGAAGTTCGATGCCAAGGCTTTTCAGGCAGACCATCCTAAAGCGTGCGCCAAGTACATCAAGCAGGTGCAAGGCGCAAGAAGATTGCTAATTAAGTAAAGGCAGGGCTTATGGCTGTTCCTATATCAAAAACCGACCTAAGGAATATAATTTCCCAACTGGAGAATTATATTTCCCTAGGTGGGAAAGTGACAGCACCGACCGACACAAGCCAGCGGAACAAAATCCGTATGGCCACCGTGCTCAAACGGAAGCTGGAAAAGAAATTATCATTATCAGAATAAAGCATCATGAACGATTCATTCATCTTATACACATCATACTACGCTCTTATCGAGGGGCTGACCGATGAACAACTCGGGCAACTGACGAGAGCGATATTTCTCTACGCAAGGGATGGAGAGACTATTAGTCTCGAACCAGTCGTGCGTATGGCTTTCGGTTTTATCGTTGACGATATGAAACGGAATAAAGCCAAGTACGAAGAGAAGGTAGAACGATGGCGAGCCAATGGCAAAAAGGGTGGCAGACCAAGAAAAAACCAAGAGGATAAACAAAAACCAATTGGTTTAGATAAAAACCAAGAGGTTTCAGAAATAACCAAACAAAACCAAGAGGTTTTTTCAAAAACCTTATATGATAATGATAATGTATATGTAAATGATAATGTTTATGATAATGTAGATGTTAATGATGTTTCTAAAGAAACAGATAATAAACCTTCTAAAGAAGGTATTCAGAGTGCATCGGTCAAGCCCGAAGCACCCGGTGGCGGCAAGGGTTCAAAATCTCAAAAGATAGACTATGCTGCCGTCAAGGAATACTGGAACCGCAAGCATGATGAGACGAAGAGTGCGATGCCGCCTATTACGCTCATGACTGAGAACCGCAAGGTGATGGTCAAGGCAAGGGTTCGTCAATGCAAGGGAGACGTGAAAACTCTGTTCCGGGTAATTGACATTGCGATGGCATCTGACTTCATGAACGGCAACAACAAGCACGGCTGGCTCGGAAAGTTTGATTGGATATTCGGTAATGAGCAGAATTTTGCAAAGGTGCTGGAAGGCAACTTCAACAACGAGCCAGCCACAAGCCAGCAGCCGCAATCGGCAGCAGCCAAGGCGCAGGATCCTGCGGCAACGGCAAGACCGAGCATCGGGGAACTCTACGAGCAAGCCAAGCACCAGCAGCCATCGAGCCAGCAGAACCAAGACAACAAGTTCCGGTGGGTAATCCAGCAGAACCTCGAAGACTTGAAGAAGAACCCGAACAACAAGCCTGCAAAGGATTCGCTGACAAGATACTACGAACGTGGAGTTCTGCAGCGGCTGGGCATCGACTGGAAGCCCGAAAAATAACGAATGAGGGCAAAATCAGCCGCTCTGTGGCGTTTTCACGCATCGGGCGGTAAATTATACATCAAACAGAATTTAAACACTTAAACAAAGAATTATGGCAAAAGAAGTAATTGTAATTAATGAACCGGACGAAATAGCCAAGGATTTCGAGGAAGGTACGCTTCTGAATGTAGAAGGCAAGGTTCTCAGAGTTAAGAATGATACTCGTAATGAAAGTGGCTGCAATGTGTGTGCCCTTGATGCCGAGGAACTGGGCGAGTATTGTGCTTGCGCATTTTGCGGTGATTGTCACTTTATAGAGATTGAAAGCCATGAATGAGTTATTTTTTCACGAATGCCGTGCCGCTGGTCTTGTCTTCAAGACTTCGGAAGATTGGTTCAAGTGGCTGACCGATAACAGCTACGACATCAAGAAGCCGGTTGCAGAGCATGAAGGCTTCAAGTACAACATCAAGGATATTTGCATCAATCCGCACGTAATCGAGTATTCCGTAGAGGGAGTAGACAACTGGGGATGGAAGGTAATGACCGCCAACACCCAGTTCGGCTGGATATGGGGCTACAGCATACAGAAGGGAAAGCACGGTTACGACAGCCCGGCTGGTTACCCTAGCCGATATGACACTCTCAGCATCTTCTACGGTAATGAGAAAGAAGCGGAGCACGATGCCCTGACCTGCATCATCAGAGACCTCGAGAAGAATGCTGGAACAAAGAACACCAACCTCCTTCTCTGGGCGGCTAAGAAGAAGCGAGCAGACATCATTCATCCACAGCAGGAACTTTTTAAATAACGAAAAATATGAAAAAGATAGAAATCATCACGGACGAACACCGACATCACGTATACATCGGCAACACCGATTTCTGGCTCAATACCAAGGAACTGCTGGAACTTTATTTTAAACTCGGAGACGTTAAGTTATAAACAATAAAAAAACATTCAGACAATGGAACAGAAAGATATTGATATTTACGAAATACTCAAAAATGAAGAGTACGGTACAGAGTTGTACACGCCAATATGTGGGAAGGTGTGGCACAGTGGAATGGCAAACGACAAGGACATTGCGAAAGCAATCTGGACTGAGGACGAAGCTGGAAGAGAACACTTCTTCGACAAGAACGAAAGCGAAGATACGCTGACATTCGGAAACCAGTACGAAATCGAGAACGAGAAGTTCGTGACCGACCAAGCCTTCGACCTGCGTATCAGCGTTAACACGGAACTTCGAGAAGCGACAGAGAACGAAGTCGAACTGTTCAACAAGCATTATGCCATCTGGAAGAAAGAGAAGGAAGCGAGGAAGCAGCCAGCCTTCAAGACCTTTGACAAAGTTCTTGTAAGGTGCGGAAAAGGTTTCAAGTGGCTCCCAGCGTTCTTTATCCGAGACCGTGGAGAGGATTTTGCGGCTAGATACAACGTCTTGCCTTTACATAGCGGAAAAACAGCAGACTTCACCAGCTGCATCCCATACGAGGGGCATGAGAATTTTGCCTTCACTGACTACGATTTCGTAGACTTACCATTCTAGGACGTATGGCGAGTGAATTATGCAAGGCTTGCGATGCCGGGCGAAACTGCTTAAATGGGCGATACTGCCCGGCACGCAAGCAATATGTAGAACATCAGGCAATAAGTGAATGCAATGAGCGATTTCGCAACAAGGGAGAAGAACAGAGCGTACTACCAGGAACACCGGGAACAGATCCTCAGAGCCACGAAAGAGTGGCGAAAGAGAAACCGGGAAAAATACCGGGCGTATCAGAAAGAGTACTGGAGTAAGCACTACCGGAACTACGGTACGAAGAACCGGGTAGCCGACAGAGCGATGCGTGAGAGGAAGAAGCCGGACGTAGAGAAGGCTCTTTCCATGTTCAAGAATCCGCAGCAGGCAGCGCATCTGGCATGGCTGCTCGAAAACAAAAAGAATAATCGGTCGTGAGTTCAATAATAGAGTTTTTAACCAGCGAGGACAGAAGGGGATGGCTCCCTATCAAAACAAATAAACTTATAACATCTTGAAATTACGATATGAGAGCCGGAAACGCATCTCCCGAAGTCTGACAGCAAACAAAGAAAGCGAGGTGGTACATGAAGAAGTAAGAAAAAGAAATCGTTAGAAATTATGCTTTTATTCATTCGGCTGGCGGTGGAAGAAGGAAGAACCCTGCAACATATACATTTTGTTATTCATTATTTTGCCCGCAGGCGCAACTTCCGGAATCCCTGCCAGCTTTCTCTATCGCAACCGAAAAGAAGGGAAAGAAAGGGGTAGGGGATAGATAGGGATAATAACGCATGTGCGCACGTATATGCGCACGTAAAGTGTGCTGGATAATAAACTACACCAGCAAAACAAAATAAACGCTTATACGCGAAATTTGAACAAAATAAGTAATTCAAAGAAAAAAAATGGAAAAAGGAACAGTTATAATTGGAATCGACCCCGACAACCAGGAAAGCGGTGTCGGTGCAGTATATGACGACAAGAAGTTTCTCGCCTATAAAATGAACTTCCCAGCTTTGATAGATTACCTAAGAGCAATGAACGAGAGTTGCAAGAAGATTAAGGTCGTTATTGAAGGCGGCTGGCTCAACAAAAACAACTGGCATGTGCTTAATCGGTTCATGACAGCAGTCAAGGCAGCAGCCATCGGACGATCCACCGGAATGAACCATCAGACCGGAATTCTTATCGTAGAGTGCTGCAAACACTACAATATCCCCTGCGAAATCATCAAGCCACTAAAGAAGTGCTGGAAGGGTAAAGACGGAAAAATCACGCAGGACGAAATTGCTTATTTTGTAAGCGCAGGAGAGAAATTGCCTCGAATGAACCAAGACCAGAGAGACGCACTTCTCCTCGCATGGGTCTGTGCAGGATACCCGGTCAGAGTGATGCCGAAGAAACCACAGACAACGCTGCAGAAGACCATCAGAGCCTTTGATGGATAAAATAAAAGCAAAGTGTTGGAAAAAGTTAAAAGTGTGCAAAGAACAAACAACTAAAGCAAAAAAGTCGTATCTTTGCGCCAGTGTTTATCAGATAAGCATGATTTTTGGACTTAAAACAAGAAGAAAATGAAAACAGAAGAAATCGCACTATCGAGGGTCAGCGAGAATGAGGCGAACCCTAGAACCATAACTGAGGCGAATTTCCAAAAGCTGGTAAAGAGCATCCTCGTCTTCCCTAAGATGCTCCAGCTTCGCCCTATAGTCGTAGACGAAACCTACAAGGCACTGGGTGGCAATATGAGAACGAGGGCACTCTGCCACATCGTGAGCATGACACCCGAAGCCATCATGGACGTTCTCGACACAGACCAGCGACTGACCGATGCAGAGAAGCTGGCGATCGCCAACTACTGGAGCCAGTGGCAGGAACAGCCAACTGCAACCATCGTCAAGGCATCAGACCTGACGGAGGCGCAGAAGAAAGAATTCATCATCAAGGATAATGCAGGCTTCGGAGACTGGGACACCGATGCACTGGCGAACCAGTGGAATACCGACCTCTTGAAGGACTGGGGTATTCAAGACTGGAAGCTGCAAGGGTGGATGAGTCCTGATTCCTTGAAGAATGGAGAGCAGGCAGACGAGGATCAGAAGGAGGCAAAGGATGATGAGTTCGATGAGGATGCAGAGAAAATCCCACAGCGGTGCAAGGAATGCGAACTGTGGCAACTCGGAAAGCATCGCCTTATGTGTGGTGACTCCACGGATGCAGAGCAAGTCAAGTTCCTTATGGGGGGGCAAGTGGTTAATCTGTATCTTACAGACCCACCGTATAATGTGGCTTACGGTTATGATGGCGCAGCAACAGAAGGACATCGCAAGGATGGACTGGTCGTCTTAAATGACAAGATGGACAACGATAAATTCGAGGAATTCTTGACAAACGCATTTAACGCTGCCAATGCAAATATGGAAAAAGGTGCTTCGTTCTATATATTCCACAGCGATGGCTACTCATTTTGGTTTCGTAAAGCCCTTATCAATACGGTAGACCTGGAGCTGCGAGAGAATTTGGTATGGGTAAAGAACTCTATGGTATTAGGAAGGCAAGACTATCAATGGAGACATGAACCTTGCTTGTATGGATGGAAGAAGGGAGCAAGCCACAATTGGTTTAGCGACAGAAAACAGACGACCGTTATGGAGTTTGACCGACCGACAAAGAGTGTTGAACATCCGACCATGAAGCCTATTCCACTTTTCGCATATCTTATTCAGAACTCATCGCAGGAAGGCTGGAATGTCTACGACAGCTTCGGTGGCAGTGGTACAACGCTTATCGCAGCCGAGCAGTTAAACCGCAATGCGTTCTTGATGGAGCTCGACCCACATTATTGCGATGTTATCATTGCACGATGGGAAAAGCTGACTGGCGAGAAAGCAGTCAAGATAGACGAGTTTAAGAAGCTAGGCGAATAGTTGCGATGTGTCGGCTTTTCTCTCCGAGGTTGATAAACTATACCAGTTTGCGGAAAGAGCGGCACACACGCAAAATTCGCAGAAAATAACCTCCAAGGGAGCGGAAACGAAAAAGGCAGGAGATTAACCCCTGCCCATCGCTTTGAGAATACACTGGTTGATGAAGCCGCTGCGGTCTTTCTTATCGACCCCTGCCAAGATGTTAGCCACGTCCTCGGTAGCACCGAAATAGAATGTTGCAGCGTATTTCTTCGTTCGCCCTGCACCCTTGCGAGCACCTCCCCAAGATTTGGAGGTAGTTTCATTCGTAGTACTCATAATGTTAAAAATTTGGTGATATGAAAATTAATTCGTAAATTTGCAAACGAAATCCCAAAGTGGGGTGGTGGTTCGAGCACCACCCCTTGGAATAATCAAAACCCTCAGAGCTCAATCGTGAAGGTTATTTTGATTTTCCAAATCCTAATCGAAATGTAAGTTCTCATAAGGCTTTGGGATTTCATTTTACTTTTCCCTCATCCTCGGAGGGTTTCAGTAAGTAAGGACACTTCCCTTATTACGTTTGCAAAGATACGAAATTTATTTGAAATATGCAAGTTTTTCAAGTAGAATTTTTATAAAAAATCAAATAAATTTCAAGAAATCAAAATATGCCACAAGGTAATAATAACAAACATCGAGCGCAGAAAATCGACATCGAGAACCGCCTGCAGATTATCGCACCCCTATACCGCAGAGGGTGGACGGAGCGAGAAATCACGGCAGAGGTTCGCAAACGGCTCGACAGACCGAAATACAATCAAGCGCACTGCGACATTCAGCGGCTATTGAAGGAGTGGAGGGAAGAGAGACTGACCGACACAGACGAGAAAATAACCAGCGAGGTGGCAAGGTTGAAACTGGTGATACGTGAAGCCTGGGACGCATGGGAGAAATCCAAGGAAGACTACCACTTGCAGAAATCAACCCAGCATGGACTGCCAGTCGTAGATGAGCGAGGAAAACAGATTTCCATCGAGACCGTGAAGGCGATAATGCACGATGCCGAGAAGCGAGGATTCGGAGAACCACGCTACCTAGACATCATCATCAAGGCAGAGACGCAGATTTGCAAGCTGCTCGGGCTGGATAAGGTCGTGCTCGATTTGAACGCAGGATTCCAAGGCGGCATCGAGGTACGCTACATCAACTCTGGACACCAGTGTGCATCCAGCGAGCAGGAAGTAATCGAGCGTGAAGGATTGGATAAAGAATAATTTTTTACCATAATTTTGTTTTAAGTTTTATTGTTTGAAAGTATGGCACTATTTGACGTTATTGGTGAACTGTATGACCCGAATGCGGACGTGAAGCCAAGGTTTCTCGTAAACCAAGGAGGCACGTCCTCGGGGAAGACATACACCATCATGCAGCGTCTTATAGTGCTTTCTTTTGAACACCCCATGGCAATTATCACGGTGTGCGGTCAAGACCTCCCGAACTTGAAAGTGGGAGCCATGCGAGACCTCGACACCATCCTGCACTCAAGGGCAGAGTTGCTGGACTGGTTCAAGAACAACAAGAGCGACAGCAGCTACAGAGGTAAGAATGGCTCAATCATCGAGTTCAAGAGTTATCAAGATGCGCAGGATGCTAAGAACGGTAAGCGAGACTATCTGTTCGTGAACGAGGCGAACGGTGTGCCCTACGAAGTGTTTTGGCAGCTAGCAATCCGAACCCGAAAGCAGGTATTCATCGACTACAACCCAAGCGCACGCTTCTGGGTGCACAACAATATCATCGGCAGGGATGATTGCAGATTGATCCTGAGTGACCACCGCAACAACAGATTCCTTACAGAGAGCGAGCACAAGAAAATTGAAGAGATTGACGACCCCGAACTTTGGAGAGTATATGCGCGTGGACTGACCGGAAAGATAACCGGGCTTATCTTCACCAACTGGGGCATCGTTGACAAGCTGCCACCAAGGGAGGAGTGGAAGATGGATTGCAGGGGTATGGACTTCGGATTCACCAACGACCCAACTGCGCTGGAGCACGTTATATTGGCGCACGGAGAGTTATGGGTGGACGAAGAAATCTACCAGCCTGGAATGACGAACGATGACATCGCAGACCGATGCAAGGAACAAGGACGGACGAAACGTGACCTTATCATTGCGGATTCGGCAGAGCCTAAGAGCATTCAGGAGATACACAACCGAGGGCTGTGGATAATCGGCAGCACCAAGGGAGCGGACAGTATCAACAACGGCATCGACATTCTCAAGCGTTTCCGCATCAACATAACCAGACGCAGCCACGGCATCATCGGGAACATGCAGCAATACAAGTGGAAGAAGTCAAGGGATGGAGAGACCACGAACCAGCCTATAGACGCATTCAACCACGGCATAGACGCAATAAGATACGTAGCCTTGAAGAAGTTATCAGTAGCAAGCCATGGAACGGCTAGGGCGCACGTATTGAGACAAAGATAACGACAAAATTATAAAGCGTATGGATAATAACACTACATTCAAGTATTGGCTGGCAGTTGCTAGGCACACCAGCTATAAAATCGGCAAGCAGCCACGACCAGCTTTCGTTGGAGGAAAGCAAGTGCCCGACAATCTCAACCAGCTATCCATCGGGCAGCTAATAGACCTTTCCCAGCTATCAGACAGCGAAGAAAGTCTGTATCAGATAGTGACAACCGTCCTCGGTCTGAGCCACAAGGAAGTGGAGCAGGCTAGGGCGGTTGATGTTGTTATGCTCATCGGTTGGGTAACATCAGAGGTGGAGCGCATCAACAAGCTATTCGAAAGTACAGACACAGCGAAGCCAACGAGACTGGAGAAGGAGGCAGGCATCGATACCCTGCGGTTCGGACTGTTCGGCATGCTGGACTGGTATGCGGTAAGGATGAGCATCAGCGACCACGACCAGGTTCTAAAAACTCCATGGCTTCGCATCTACAAGTGCATGGAAATGGATAACAAGAGAAGCGTATACGAGCGGAACCTGCAGAAGTTGCAGGCAGAGGAAATGAAACGTAAATCCAGATAATTATGGCAACAATCAGAGAAACATTAAAGCAGCTGGCAGCAGACACGCTACCAGACTATACCTACCTATTCGAGGACTGGGACACAGCAGACACCAAGCTGGAGAAACTGAACTATCCGGCAATCGTGTGCATCATCCCAGCCAGCGGCACGACAGAGATACGCAACGGCAGGGTATACGATACCGTGAACGTTGCTCTGGCTTATCTCGACACCGTACCGAGGGGAGCGGAAGGAGAAGACAACGGAGAGTGCATCGACCGAATGAAGGTGGCAGGGGCAAGGATGATACGAGCCATCAACCAGTCGCACCAGTTCGAACCGCTGGAGGGGCAGCAGTACTACGAGACAATCATCGAGCGCTTGAGCACGATCGTGTCGGGCGTAATGTACTCCCTTCAGCTGACACAGAGCATAGGAGGGTGTGAGGTATGAGCAAGGGAGGCATTCAATTCGACCCCAAGGCGGCATCGCTCATCATGCGTGAGGAAGTGGAGCGAGCACGGCAGCTTATCATCAACCACATTCGTATCAACGGACAGAACGCATCGGGGCGCACCATAGCGAGCCTAAAGGTGGAGCAGCCCAGCGAGGAAGAAACCATCCTCTGGGGACACAAGCCATTCGGGGTGCTTGAGACCGGACGAAGGGCAGGAAAGATACCATACGGCTTCCGTAGCATCATCCGGCAGTGGATGAAGGACAAGGGGCTGCACGGTACACCTATACCCTACAAGACCGACCGGGCACACAAGTATACACCACAAGAGCGTGGCGACATGAGCATGGCAGGAGCAATCGCACACACCATCGCCAACAAGGGGTCTAAGCTGCACCGGACTGGCGGCAGGGCTGACGTATACAGCAACGTCGTTCCAGACACAATGAAGCGGCTTGGGCAGCGACTTATTTTCTTAATCCACCAGTCGGTGGGAAGTATAAAACTTAACAATGAGACGGTATGAGACAGACGACAAAAAACAATATCACGATTCAATACCCGGACGCTGTAGGATTCGCATTCTTGCCTTGCATCATCAAGGCGAGCGGAAGCAACCTATCGTGGATTGAGGTAATAATCAGACATATCAACATAGAACGTTCCTACAATGTGGAAACGTTTAACGGCAGTTGTATAACTGACTTCAAGACATACGTGCAAGCTCTTTTTGACGGACATATCAATGCAGCCTACGATTGGACGATAGGCTATGATTCCAGCATTCTAAACCGTCTCGTGAGTATCAAGGTAAACGCATACGATGACGGAAACGTACAGCTTGCGAGCGTCGACTTCACCACGAACATAGTTTGGGGCGCACCAAAGTATGGGGAGACGTGGAACGGCTACAAACGCCTTACATGGTTTACTCATTATCCGTTCACCTTTGGCATATACTTAAGCAAGTTGAACGCCAACCTACTAATCGGTTACGAGGGAGTACCAAATAAGCTACTGAAGATTCCTATTAACGGTATGGTGGACTTCTACGCAGGCATATTGCCTAGTGGTGCAAAATACTGGAACATCTACGACTATGATGGAGAGATTCAGCAGGGAACGTTTGACAATACTTTCGACCTTACTTTCAGTCTAGCCACCGGTGGCAAGCAGTCTCTATTGCTTCGCATCGACAGAGACGATACCGAGAGCGGTATCTATTTACGTTGGATTGACCGACACGGATTTATCCGCTATTGGCTCTTTGCGGCTGGGGAGGAAACGAGGGAAATAGCCAGCGACCTGAGTTTCATACGCAACAATTTAGACGATTACCTATACGGCTACTATGGCGATAATGGAAGAAGGCAGGGATACAATCGTACGGACTCCATCAAGCTTTGTGCTCCTTTGGTAGACCGAGATACGTTTGATATGCTGCAAGACTTAACCAGCAGCCCAGTTGTTGACATGTACCTCGGTGGAGACTGGACGCAAGAGGAAGATGAGTGGATGAGCGTGACAATCAAGGCAGGAAGCTACACGAAGAGCACAGCTTGCTTGCAGGATTTCGTGTGTGAAATGATTATTAACAACATTAACGTTCAGAGACTATGATAGACCAGCAACTTTACATTGACGGTGTTTTGATGGACTTGCCGGAGAACACCGATGTGGTGCTCGACATCAAGAGCAACCTTTTTCGTGACGTCACGAAAATGACCTCGAACTACACGTACACCATCCAGTTGCCACGGACTGTTCACAACCTTTCAGTTTTGCAGCAAGCGGACAGACCGAAGAGCGGCAGCAGATACCCCTATATTTTCCATAAGTGCAGTTTTTTCCGTGGAGGTGTACAAATTATCAAGGACGGACGTTTGAACGTTCTGAGCATCGAGGAAAATATCGATGTCTCAATCTATTGGGGTATAATGCCAGCGTTCACGAAGCTACTAGAGAGCGGAATGAAACTGAACGAACTGGGAGTGACAGACAGAGTGCTTTTTGAAAAGTACAACACTCCAAACACCAGGGAGGAAGCCGTGAGCAATGGGATATTCTTTGCTTATTACAATCCATACCGAATTGAGAGCAAAGATAACTTTGGCATTAATTTGGTGCAGAGGAATAAATATACCACGACACAATACTCGCCTAGCCGTGGACGCATCAGAACAGGTACAGAGGTCGGAAAGTATATAAGCGGAAATATAGAGAGCGCATCGAACATGATCTGTGCTCTTATCCCTTTCTTGCCATCATCAACGGCAAATGTGCAAGCGCAAGGAAAGGGCGATTACAGAAGCTATGCAGTACTGGATAAGTACATGCGGGTTATATCCGTGAGCGGAGAAGATGAGACGCTGGAAGTATACACCATCAGAGGAGAGGCTAGAGCTGCATACCTCGTAGTGAATGCACCTGCCGAATATTACAGCACTCTGTCGCTATCAGTTACCGGGCTGACACCTATGCACGAAATGATAGATGGCGATAATAAGGAGGATTTCGTAGGCGATGATGTGGCGGTGGATGAATATAAAACGTCCCCAAAATTCTTGCAGCCATGTGTGACCGTGAACTGGCTATTGTCAAGGATAGCGAGGAAGTCGGGCGTATCTTTCGTGTGGCAGGATGATGAAGCAAAGAAGATGTTGAACAACCTAGTTGTGCCTATAATCAACAACAAGGCAGACGACAAGACAATCATCGGTAATCTGACCGCAGACGTTAAGAGCCGTGACGGACTGGGAGCACTCACCCTTTCCATAAGCAACTCCATAACTTCCGTATCGCCAAGCACTGGCGAAGACGTGCAGAAACTGACGATAACAAAGGATTGCGAACTGGCCTTTGATGTGCAAGTGCAATACTACGTCAGACATCAGTTTGAAGACGCAGCGGAGATTCAGTTGCCTATGGGCGTGAAAATGACCGTTACAACGCCAAGCACTACTGGAGGTGAGGCATCCACGCAGGAATACGAGTTCGGAGATTTGAAGTACGAGGATGGACAGGTTAAGTACCCAGTCGTACTACGCAGATATGCTATCGATGGCTATCTTTATTTGCTTTCGGCAGGGACAAACACTATATCGCTAAAGAAGGACGATGTATTGACGTTTGAGACTATCATGCACGGAATAAATACAGTCAACATTCCTTCCGTTTATGGCGGCAAAATCACTGCGAGCGTCAAGAGTGGGGACAGCGTTCCGATTGGTGGAAGTTTCCCTATCGGCATAAACCTGCCTGAAATCGAGGTAACAAACTTCATTAAGTTTCTGGCTTTGATAACTGGCTCGTTCCCTAGGCAACTGACCAACAGCACGCAAGTGCAGTTTATCATGTTTACCAGAGTTTGGGCAAACAAGGCGAACGCCTACGACTGGAGCGGAAAACTCATTCCGTATGACCGCCAAGGTGCACCACGGAAAAGCGAGTATTCCGTTTCAGACTTTATGCAACACAACCGCTACAAGTGGAAGGAAGACGAAGAGACAACCGGGGACTATGATGCAGACCTCGTAATCAGCAACCAGACTTTGGACTATGAGCAGGACACGTGGACGCTACCTTTTGCAGCCAGCGATGACAATCGCATACCGATAAGAACACTGGATTCTTTCGGCATGAAGAATGGTGGAGAGTATAAGGGATGCAAGGAGCGAATAATGACGCTTAGGGATGACAAGGAGCAGGCGGCACTGCGATTCGACATTGACCTTCAGAACATCTTCGATACGAAGTACAAGCAGCTTGCAGCAAGCATCGCCAAGGCGCACGTAATCACAGAGCGGCTCAATCTGTCGGACTTGGATATTCTGGATTTTGACGAGACGAAGCCAGTGTACCTTGCCCAGTATGGAGCGTATTTTGCGGTTCTCGAAATCAAGACAACAAACAGCGGATATTGCGAGGTTACAATGATAGAGTTGAACAACTAAAAAGAAAGAACTATGGTAAGTGAAGACAAACAGCAGATTCTTGACATCAAGGTCAAGTACGAGGATGCAATCTATGGCATCATCAGATACAAAGAGAAGATAGACCAGTTGAAGGCAAGCATCAAGGACTTGCAGCAGCAGGAAAAAGACAAGACCATCACGACCAACGAGATGAAGGTGCAGACGGAAGCCATCAACGCAACCATCAAGGAGTATCAGTACAACGTGCGCACCTTGCGGAAGGAGATCCAGAACAACGTGCGCACAGAGAACGAGCAGGAAGGCAGCTTGAAGCAGCTGCGTGCCCAGCTTTCCAATGCCACCAAGGCTTACGATGAGATGAGCCGTGCCGAGCGTGATAGTTCCAAGGGTCAGGAGATGCAGGAGCATATCCAAGACTTGATAGAGGAGCTGAAAGAGGCTGAGGAGGCTACTGGAAGATTCCAGCGCAGTGTCGGCAGCTATTACGATTCCATGATGAAGGCGGCTGACGACCTGCAGAACACCGAGTTTTTCGGTTTTGATGTTGTTGATGATACTGGAATCGGAAAGGTTATGGAAATGGGAAAGTCCGTGGAAGACCTAAAGGTAAAGTTTGGTGCCTTGAAAAATACGGCTCTTTCCTTATTGACCAACCCTTATTTCCTCGCTATAGCAGGTGTGGCTGGTGTCGGAATGGCTTTCAAATGGTTCTATGACTACAACAAGGGCATAGAGGAAGCCACACGCAAGACCATGCAGTTCACTGGGCTTTTCGGTGACGAAATGAAATCAGTGAGAAATCAAGCCTTGGCAATCAGCGAGACGTTTGGCGTGGATTTTGGCGAAACCTTGCAATCCGCAAATGTAATGAGCAAGCAGTTTGGCATCAGTGTATCAGAATCGCTAAAGCTCTTGCAAGATGGCTTTGTGGCTGGTGCGAATGCTAGTGATGAGTTCCTAGAGAACGTGAAGGAATACCCAACGTACCTGAAGGAGGCTGGATTGAATGCGGAGCAATTCGTGGCAATTTCAACCAACGCCACCAAGCAGGGAATATTCTCTGATAAGGGTCTTGACACCATCAAGGAGGGTAATCTTAGACTTCGAGAGATGACTACCGCAACAGCAGCCGCATTGGATGGCATAGGTATATCAAGCAAGAAAGTTCAGAAAGAACTGCAAAACGGTAGCAAAACCACATTCGACATCATGCAGGAGGTCGGTAACAAGCTAAAGGAGTTCCCTGCTTCATCAGCCAAGGTAGGAACAGCCATCGCAGATATATTTGGAGCTCCTGGCGAGGATGCAGGACTAAAGTACATTGAGACCCTCGGAGACATTGAGATGAACATGGATAAGGTCAAGGAACAATCCGGTGATGTTGCCAAGGCTCAGGAAAAGCAGGTGGAAGCCAACAAGCGTTTGAAGGATACCGCAAGTGCACTCTTTGACGTTACTGGTGGCGGCTTTGAAATGATGAAGGCTCAGGCGGCAACATTCGTGAGCAACCATCTAACGAAACTATTGAGGGCAATCATCAACCTTTATAACCAAAGCGTGGCATTTAGGGGATTGATTCAGTTGATAGGCTTTGCGTTTAAGTCTGTCGGGCAGGTTGCCTTGGTTTCCTTCAACATCATCATAGATGCCATTAAGCTTGTTGCAAGACCAGTGAGGGGACTGTTGCAGATGTTTGAGGGCTTTTTCTCCTTTGACGTGAAGAAGATGCGAGACGGCTTCTACTCCATCTTTTCGGGTCTTGGCAATACCGTTATGGAGGCTTGGGGAGACTTGAAGAAATTCGGCAGCGGAATGGCAGATGCTATCGTGGGTGGCATGAAGAATACTTTTAGCCATGCTAAAATCAAGATACCAGTCAGCGCAGATGCTCCATCCATTGTGACCGCCACAACTGACAATACAAAGCTCAAGGACGGCACTAATATCGCCAGCACTACCCCTAAGACCAAGAAGGAGAAGGCAGCAGCCGACAAGGCGGCAAAGGAGGAAGCCGAGCGCAGGAAGAAGCAGGAAAAGGAATTGCAGGAAGCGATTGCGCTTATACAGTACAAGTACAACGAGCAGGTAATGGACGCAAAGAAGCGATACCTCGCAGGCATGTACGACAACGAGCGAGATTACAGCAACGACCTCGAACAGCTTGAGAAGAACATGGTAGCGAGGAGCATTGACGCATACGTGGCGGCAGGGCAAATCGGAGCGGAAAAGGCGCAGGAAATGCAGGCAAAACTTCTCGACATCATGATTAAGGCGAAAGCGGACTTGAAGAACCAAGCCAAGGAGATTGTGGACGAACTCAACAAGGAGTTCGAGGATGCAGAGAAGGCACGCAAGGATGCGGACATCATGAACGGTGGCACTGGAGAGGAAGACGATACAGCCAAGCTGGAGAGATACAAGGCTTTCCTGGAGCAGAAGCTAGCAACGACACAAGAGAATGTTGAAGCGCAGAAGCAGCTACAGCAGGAACTACACGATACGACTTTGCAGTTGCAAGCTGACGAAAACAAGAACAAGCAACAGAAACTTCAAGAACAGAACCAAATGATAGCCGATTATATCGGGGCAATCGGTGATGGTTTATCTTCGTTTTTCGAGAGCCAGGATCTGACTTTCCATAATTTCCTCAAAACCATGCTGACGACCTACCTAGATGCGATAGAGAAGCAAATAACTGCGACTTATGCAGCTATTCTTGCAGATAGCATTCTTCATGGTGGATGGGCAGGAGTTGCAAGTGCAGCAGCCAAACTTGCTTTAATCAAGGCAGCGTTTGCAGCAGCCAAGGCAGCAGTCAAGGGATTCTCCACTGGTGGCTACGTCCAAGGCTCTGGCACTGGAACCAGCGACAGCATCCCGGCAAGGCTTTCCAATGGCGAGAGCGTAATGACCGCCAAGGCGACTTCGATGTTCAGCCCTATTCTCTCGGCATTCAACCAGCTAGGCGGTGGTGTTCCTATCGTAACAAACAACGGAGGCAGCAACATCGGCATGGATATGCTGGCGGCAGCTGTAGCTAGAGGGTATCAGATGGCTCCACAGCCAGTAGTGAGCGTGGAAGAAATAAACCGCACCCAGCGGAGAGTGCAGACGATAGAGAATATCGGCAGGATTTAAAGGGTAGTTATTTCTTCAAGATTCGCGTTCTGAGCGGTTTTCGCTTAAAGGTGGTAAAGTTACACACCCAAGGCAATAAAAGCCGCTTAGAGCGCAAAATTTGGGCTTGTTTAGAAAAATTAACTGCTTACGAGATAAACATATCAAAAAATATCGTATCTTTGCAGCGTTTTAAAACTTAAAAAATCACGATTCAATGGCAAAACTCAGAATATACAACGACATCGACAGCCAAGACAACAAGTTCTGGTATCAATGGTTTGGAGGTGATTGCGTATGTTTTCAAGACATAGATGCTTTTGCGGCAAGCATACCGAAAGACGATGATACCATCGATATGCGCATCTTCTGCAATGGCGGCTCTGTGGTCGAAGGTTGGGCGATTTATGACCGACTGCGGCAGAGCGGTAAGAAGATTTCCTGCACTGTAGAGGGCAAGGCAGCATCCATGGCAACAATCATCATGCTCGCAGCACCGAAGGAGAGCCGCAAGGCATACGAGAACGCTGCCTTCCTCCTGCACAACCCTTGGGTTCCTGGCTGGTGTCTTGGCGACCAGCTGAACGCAAAGGACTTGAAGAATCAGAGCGAGGAAATGCAGATGTGGCAGGATAAGATGGTGGACGCATACGTAGAGCGGTGCGAGTGCGACCGGGAAGAGATTCAAGCCTTGATGGATAAGGACATCTTCATCAGCACCAGCGAGGCTATGCGCCTAGGTCTTATCAGCAGCACCGTTGCACCAATCAGCGCAAGCGCATCGAAACGCAATATCGAAAATTTTATTAATTCAAAACAACAAAATCCAAAAGCAATGGAGAAGAAAACAGAAGTAAAGGCTTCTCTCCTCGACAAGATTCTCGCCAAGTTGGGCGTGAAGACACTGGAGGAAGCAGAGCAGGCGGTGGCAGAGCCACAAGCCAAGGCAGAGCCAAAGGCGATGGAGCTCAACACAGCAGACGGACAGACACTGACCGTTGAGCGTGAAGAGGGAGATCCACAAGTTGGCGACAAGGCAAGTCCGGACGGAACGTTTGAAATGCCGGACGGTAAGACAATTGTTGTCGAGGACGGTGTAATTACCGACATTCAGACCGCAGACAACACCGACACCGACAACGACAACGACAATGAGGGCGGTGAAGGCGGCAGCGCATCAAGCACCGACAACGACACTGTAGCCAAGTTGAAGCAGCAGGTAGCAGCACTCAAACAGCAGTTGAACGAAACCAAGGCGCAGCTGGCAGGCGCACAGAAACTCGCAAAGAGCAAGGAAGACATGCGCATCCTGAATGCCGTGAAGATGGCAGGCGGTGCTGAGAAGGTGTTGGCAGGCTACAGCAGCCACTACCAGCCAGCGCAGCGACAGCCAAGCGGCAAGGGCGCAGGCGACAACGTGAACGCTGTCGAGGAAGGCAAGAACGCTATCAAGGAGAGACTTGCAAAGCTCCACAAAAAGGGCAAGAAGTAACAAAGTATTAACCCATTAAATCAAAAGAAAATAATGGCAGGATTTACAAAACAGCAGCTTGAGAACCTTACACTCGAGCCAGAAAACCTCGCAAGCATCAAGGATGCCGTGCAGGAAACCTTCTACAACGATGAAGACTTCTCTTCATTCGTGAACATTCAGAAGGTCAAAGAGAAAGACCCTATCGCTCTTCTCGGAGAGATGGAAATGGTCGGTAAGAAGGGTGGCGGTTGCGACCCTACCTATGAGGAGAAGGGTATCGCAAACTCTCAGAAGCGTTGGGAATTCGGACAGTGGGAAATCCCAGTCAAGATTTGCTACGAGGCAATAAAGGGAACCATCGGAGAGTATTCACTGAAGACTGGTACAGCCATTGGCGACCTCACCAGCACCGACTTTATGGCAATCTATGCAGATGCACTCCAGCGAGCCATGGAGCAGATGATTTGGCGTTTCGGCTGGCTTGGTGACAAGGAGGCAGCATTGTCAGGTGAAGGTGGCGGCAAGCTGACAGCAGGCTTAGATGTCAGTAATTTCAATGTATGCGATGGTCTCTTCAAGCGCATCTTTACAGCCACAGCGACAAAGAACCATACCGCCATCGCAGCCAACAGTAAGGCTACGGCAGCAGAGCAGATTTCTGAATTGCGCAAGAGTGGTGCGGCTACTACACTTGTAGACACCATCCTGATGGATGCAGACACACGTATCGTAGACGATAGCGATGCCGTATTGCTCATGACACGCTCGCTTGCTGACGCATTGACCTACGACCTCAAGAAGACCTACCACGACATTATGCCATGGGAGAAGTTGTTCGATGGATTCGAAGTAGCGACCTACAACGGAGTGAAGATTGCACGTGTCGGCATCTGGGACAGAATGATTAAGGCATACGAGAAGGGCGAGGCTACAATCAACCTTCCACACCGTGCGGTATTCTGCAATCCTAAGCACCTTATGATTGGTACAGACGCAGACAATCTCATCAGCGACCTCGACATCTGGTTCGACAAGAAGGAGCGCAGAAACTATCTCTATGCTACCGGTAAGATTGGCACGGCTCTCCTCGAAGAGGACATGATCCATGCAGCTTACTAATCGCTTCAAATTTTCAGTTTAGTATTAAGTTATTTTGACAATCCTCAACACCCACAAAACGGTGTTGGGGATATAACAATTTAAAACGAATTAATATGGCAACAACTTGCGAGAGCCTTATCGCCCAGGACATCATAATCCCTTGCGAAGACCAGGTAACGAAGGGACTGGAGGGCGATGGACTTATCATCAACCGAGACGACATCGACTTCACCAAGTCCGTTGTAGCGGGCAATACAATTAAGACATTAGTTTTGAAGACTGGCAAGAAAGCATACGCTATCCGGCAGGAAGGCAGCAAGCCATTCACTGGAACCAAGACCGAGCTGACCGTTGGCACGTATCGCAACAGCTGGAAGAACACCGTAGCAGTCGTGGTATTGGCTAACACACCTGACGTTTGCGCCAATATCATTGACGGACTGGCGAATGGAAAGTTCGTTATCATCCTTCGCAACCTCTCTAAGGGAGCGGACGGAAAGGCAGAGTATCAGGTGTTCGGATATGCGCAGGCACTGAAGGCAAGTGCAGGCGAGAACGACAAGTACTCAGACGACACCGAGGGTGGCTGGCTTATCACGCTGGAAGAGGAGAGCGTACCGAAGGCAGCTTATTTCTTCTTCGACACAGACAGCGAGACCACAGCAGCCAAGTATAAGAGCCTTCTGACGGAAGCATCAGAGTAGCCTATGACATACAAGGAAGCAACAGCCAAGGTCTGGGAGTTGAAGGCACGTTTCGACAGTCCCTTTGATGCAACCGACAAGGCAGTTATTGAAACTCTCTATTTTGAGGTAACGCACAAGCGGTTTGTACCGACAACCTGCCAGCAGTGTTACCACGATGCTTTAATCGAAATTTATTTAAAACTCAAAAAAGAAAAGGCAATGCCAAAAACATGTAATTACGCTATGAAGGCAGGTTTCATCATTTCCTGCCCGGATTTCTACCATGGTAAGATTTTCACTAATGAGAACCTGACCGACAAGGTAGCGCATGAATATCTGACGAAGTACCCACACATGGAAAGCTACTTTCAGAAGATACCCAGCGATGAACTCATCGAGAACAAGCAGCCGCCAGCAGGCAGCGACAGCGGTGCAGATGATACCACCGGGAAAGATCCTGCCGGAAAAGCAGCAGGCAGCGACAGGAAGAAAGACCTCGACCAAGCCGAGAAAGCAGGCAAGGAAGAGTAACAAAACAACAAGTAAATCGACACGAGCAGTATGAACGTTAAGACAGTTAAAAAGCCAAAGAGAAGGGTTGATATTGGCTACGTCAGCAGATTCAAGATGCAGGCATACGGATATGATAATCTATATCCGCAGAACCTCGCACGCATCACGGAAGCCAGCGGTACGGCAATGCTGTGCCTTAACCGATATGCCCGATTCATTGAGGGCTACGGCTTTGATAGCGACATTCTAGCAGCGTTAGCGATGAACCCACAGGGGGACACGGCAGACGATTTGCTCCGGAACGTAGCGCAAGACCTCGCACGCTTTGGAGGCTTTGCCCTTCATGTAAACTACAACGTTCTAGGGCAGGTGTCGAGCGTGAGCCACGTACCCTTTGAAAATTGCCGCCTTGAAGAGACGGACGACAAGGGGAGCGTGGCGCACGTCTTGTTGCACCCCGACTGGGAGCAGAAGAAAACGAGGAACGGAAAGCGGTTGATGGTGAACGAGAAGACCATAGAGCGCATCAACGTCTTCAATCCTGACACCGACATCGTTCTTGAACAGATTGAGAACGCTGGCGGCATCGACAGCTACAAGGGGCAGATTCTGTGGCAGAGTCTAGACGGAAAGTTTATCTATCCGACAGCCAGCTACGATTCTGCCATCACGGAGATTTCGACCGATGAGGGACTGGGAAACGTGAAGATGCGAAACGTCCGCAACAACTTCCTCGTATCGTGTATGCTCGTAACTAAGAAGGGCGTGCCCAAGTTCGATGAGGAAGGCGAAGAAGTGGAGAGCGGACAGATGATTTCAGATGAAGACCTTTTGCAGTTCCAAGGGGACGAGAACACAGCGAAGATTCTTGCGGTCGAGGTGGAGAACGAGGAAGACGAACCGAAGGTAGTGGCTTTCCCTACGAAGAACTTCGACAAGGAGTTTTCCGTGACAGACAGCAGCGTTATCGAACGCATCTACGCACAGTTCCATCAAGAACTCTTCTACTCAATCCGTATTGGCAAGCTGGGATTCAGTGGACAAGTTATGCAGGACGCTTACGAATACTATGCAGGCGAAGTGACGACCGAGCAGCGATTCATCGAGCGAGCCTTCAAGAAGATTTTCAACAGCTGGCACGACCCAGCCATTCAGAACCTAGACCCTAAGCTACAGCCGCTAAAGTATATCAGCAGCGAGGTGGCAGGTAATAACACGATAGACTAATTTATTGAGCCTATGGGAGAACAAAGAAAACAACTTATCACGGTTGATCAGTTCCGGGAACTGGCACGACCGACCAGCACACACCTAGATGAGGATGAGGTGAACGCATACATTCGTGAATGCGAAGATGCGAACATCATACCAGCCATCGGGTGGAAGCGGTTCAAGGCAGCAACCGAGCAGGGAGAGTGGGGCGATTCAGTATTGCCCGATTTCCAGCCTGCAACTTTCCTGGACGGTGGCGAATACACCACCAAGAAGGAGGGCGATTGCAGCCAAGACGAAACCAAGGTGCAGAAGTACACCAGCGGAATACGCAAGGCACTCGCTTATTTCACGTATGCGAGGCTTTTTCGTGCCGATGGCACAATTGTAAGCCGAGCAGGTGGAATGCGCCACAGAGACGATTATTCAGACCATGTTCAAGACGTATCGAGCAACAAGCAGTACAACGACATATTGGATATGGCAGAAAGATATTTATCAGATGCACTCGAATACCTCAAGGCATTCACCACGAAAGGGGAAGTGAAGGCACAGCGAGGAACGAGGTCACACATTCACGCAATAGGCAACTAAAAGCAAATAAGTTATGAACGAGGATATTCAAAAAATGCTCCGTATGGCAGAGATGATACGAGATGCAACGCAGGTTGGAGAAAACACAGCGGTGCGTGTCGGCACGGAAATTTACGACATCGTTGTCGAGTTAAGCAGGATGCTTGACATGATGGACGATAAACTGGAGAACGATGCGGTCGTTAGGATTATCAAGAGTGAACTCGCCAAGATAACAATAACGGATGCGCAAATTGCGGATGGGGCGATAACGGCAGCGAAGCTTGCCGATGGCTCTGTAAAGAACAGACACCTAGCATCCAATTGTGTGACCTCAGATAAACTACAACCGGGAGCGGTCAAACACGACCATCTGACCGAGGACTGTATATCAACGGGAAACATCAGAGACGGCAGCGTGACAGCAAAAAAACTCGGCACGGACATCTACAAGGATATCGCAAACAAAGTGACCGACATCGTGACGAAGGACTTCCCTCCAGCAATCACGGAGGAACAGATAACAGATATTACTAGTAAATAACAATTTAAAACAATAGATTATGCAATTTTTAGACGCAATTGGACTTGCTTCCTTTTGGAAGAAAATTAAGAACTGGGTTAATATTAATTATTTATCATTAACCGGTGGTACAATTAGAGGAAGTGTGTCTTTTTTAAATGAGGCAGATGGTGGTAAGTCTATAAGAATAGACCCATCCAATATTACTAATAGTAAGTATGGGGTTAATTATCTTTTCGCAAGTGGAAAAATGATTCCTATTGGTGAAGCTAATGGTGTTGCAGGACTTGATTCAAATGGCTGTGTTCCATTAGACCAATTAGGTAATCTTGATACTACAGTTGCAGAAGTAGTAACTGCTCTTCCTACAACTAATATTAAGAAGCATATTTATCTTATTAAAGATGCTAGTGGTGTTACACAGAATCAATATGAGGAATATATTTATACTGGTGATACCAGTGCAACTTATGATGCTTCAAAATGGGAGAAACTCGGAGACTTCCGTGCTACAGTAGACCTTGCAGATTATGCTAAAAAGAGTGAGACAGTTAACTTGAGTGAAATTAAAGTGATCCAAAACGTTCTCGATTCTACACCACAAGGACAGGTACTAAAGCAGGTTATACGTTTCTCTGCTATAAAGGGTGGCACTAGGGTAGAAATAGCACTTGAAGATGCCACATCAAATATGGCAGGCTTAATGTCTATACGTGACAAGAATAAATTGGATAGAATAGCTGAGAGCGCCAATAACTATTCACTTCCACTTGCAGCCAATGGTACACGAGGGGGTATTCAAGTAGGTTATACAGCCAACGGAAGAAACTATCCAGTTCAGTTGAGTGGAGAGAAGGCATACGTTAACGTTCCATGGACTGACACGAACACCACCTACGACTTGTCGCCTTATGCTAAGACAGCAGACGTAAATACAGCCCTATCAAGGAAGGTTGACGTGGTAAGCGGAAAGGGGCTTTCGACCGAAGACTTCACGTCAGCACTCAAAACCAAGTTGAACGGCATCGCCAATGGCGCAACAGCAGACAGCGCAATCCCAACATCGGTAATTGATGGATTAAATTAGAAAGGAGGTTTGCATGAATTTCTTGGATGAAAGCGGACTAAAGAAGCTTTGGACGAAAATAAAAGCAAGTATTGGGACAGCTATTGTTAATAATTCTGATTATCGAAACGAAATAGACACCTCAGGATATGTTAGTATTCCATTTGTCGCAAATCATCAGATTGTTAATATGGATATCCCAAAGAATATCAATATATTTAATTGGTTTAAGGGTGCATCAGAAGGAGGTATCTTGGAAATAGTCTTCGCAGGTGCTCAAGGTGGGAATACATTTGGTATTAATGATACGAATACATCTATAATATATAAAATGGAGGAAGGAAGATATGGTCCAGCATTAAATAAACTTGATTACCTACCCACAGCGTATAATACTTATGCACGCCTAATCAAATTAAATGGAAAGTTAATAGTTGCAGAGTTTGTTCAAAACAAATAATAAAGGCTTTGTGAATAACTCTTGTAACTTTTAAAGAATCTGGAGAATTTCATAAAGCACTTAAAGAGCAGATACAAATTGCTACGAAAAGTAATAATCCTTGGATAAACATTTTGATGAAATCGATGAATATAGGTTCTTCTATTGATGAAATTATAACAGATGAACTTATTGGCAATATGATTGATTCGATGTTAGGAAAGGAATAGAGTTAATATAGTAAATAAATTATGTAGTAAAGAAAGGAAGTGCTTATTTAGTACTTCCTTTTTAGTTGAGATTAAATGTATAATATGTGTCGTTTTGTATATAATGTATAGTTCTTATGTTAAACTATTTTATAATTATAAACAAATTAATACAACATATTGAAAAGAATCTTATATTTGCAATTATTAATCATATTATTAACTTTTAAACAAATAAGAGTATGAATAGGAAAGAAACATTAATTTGGTCTATAATCGACAATGTGATTGTAGCATGTGATATTCCTAGAGCTGACGGTACTCATTCTATTACTAGAGAATCTATTGTTAGTAAATCTAGAGAAGAAAATGTAGTTATGGCTAGAGCTTTAGTAGTTGAACAAATGGTTCATGCAGGTTTTACTATCACTAGTATAGCTTATATTTTAAATAGAACTGTTCAAGCTACTAGATATCTATTTAAACTGAGTACTGAATTTTATCGAACTTCTAGAGCTTTTAGACTTGCTACTTCTGAAGCAACTCTTATGAATAAAGATGTTGAACCTATTTTTGTTTAACTAAAAAATAATTGGAAAACAAAAGTAATGGCATCGAAATAAGTTATAATTATTTTATTAAGATGGTAATTGGAACAAAATCCTACTTTAGCTCCAAACGAAAGCTGTGTCTTTGCTAATTATAATGGTAAATATATATGTATTTCAATAAATCAACTACGTAATATTAGGTCATACAAAAATCATATACCTAATGCTCCATCAATTAATGGAGTTTGTTTATATAATGAAGAAATTAAAAAAGTAGTTTATTCTTATAACGGTTCTTGGGTTGACGCTTTAGGAAATAACGCTTTAGCAAAATATAATGGTACTACTCAACAAAGACCAACAGAAATAAATTTAGGTTTTCAATATTTTGATACAACACTTAATAAACCGATTTGGTGGACTGGAAAAAAATGGGTAGATGCTACTGGAGCAGATGTATAAAATAAAACAATTATGGAATTGATTAATCAAATACTTCAAACTATTATTAATAGTTTTGATATTGCTTATTGTTTAGTAGTTAATTTTCTAACTTATATTCTTATAACTAGTATTACTACTGTAATTCATAAGCAGATTACTAGAATTTGGAAACGTGTAATACTATGTGTTAGTATTGTTATAGTTAGTATTGCTTATGTTAATTTTAGCAGTATTGATATAAGAGTTCTAATTAATAGTATTATACTTGCCCCGATAAGTTGGAGCTGGGTATTTAAACCTATTGCTAAACGAATGAATTGGGATTATAAAGATTTTGATAACAAATTAAATAATTAAGTTATGGATATAAATAAAATTTATAATGCTTTGCAAAGTCTTCCTTTGAGTGTTGACCAAAAGAACATTTTATATAATGCTTTATTTGAAGGAAGTAATGATAATATTGAGGAACAATTAAATCAACTTAAAAATAAAGTAAACAATCTTAATGTTGATGATAAGATAGCAGAATTAAAGAATCAAATAAAAGGCATTAAAATTCCAACTAATGCTACTAAAGAAGTCGCAGGTACAGTAAAAGCAATAAGTAATATTGTAAATATTGATGCTGAAACTGCTACTATTGAAACAGTAGCTGGAGTAATTAATACTTTGCTTGTTAATCTTAGAACTGCTGGAATTATTCAAATGTAACTCTGTAACTACTAGATACGTTTGTGTCCGTGTCCCCTAATGCTAGTAATAGTGTTAGGGGTTTTTCATATCCTGGAGTTACTAAAGATATTAATAATATAATTAACAATAATACTTCTAATCATAATCGAATTTCGATTACGCATTTGCTTGCGTTCTCCCAACATCATGTGTATCAGTCGATTAATCAATCACAACCGCCGTCCGACACGATTTGTGTGCGCACACAGTGGCATATACGTGGGCGTTTGGGATTTGGATAACTGTCTGAAAATGATTATATTTGCATGCGTAAGGAACAGAAATTTATGTTAAATAGATTGATAATTAAATTACTTGGTACTTACAGTCATAGATATATAGTTCCTTACAATAGAGTTAATAATGTAACAATTAAAGTTATGAGTAGTAAACAAATTAATAGAATTAGACTTCCAACTTGTGAAGTTGAATAAGATGTAGTTAATATACTTATTCTAGCCGCCCCGTAAAGGATATGTAGATTTAAATAACGTTCAAATAATCATTTGCTAAAATTCCATGATTACATACCTTTTACGGGGCGGCTTTAAACGTTTAATGATTTACATATTGATATGAGTAGTATTGCACAATTAGTTAGCGAAATAGCTCATAGTTATGGTCAACCTAATAATCATTCTCTAAGAGAAAAGATTAGAAGTGTAATCGTTCATACTAGAGCTGAAATTATTAGAAGAAGTTATGAAAATCATAACTATGTAGATAAACTACTTACTCAAAGATTTAAAGTTACTTTGACTAGTGTAGTTGATGGAGATTTTGAACTTCCGGAAGAACTTCAAGATATTCCAATAGATAAAATTAAAAGAACTAATCAAAAGGTTCCAAGACCTATTAGACTTACTAATAATCTTCCTTTTGACAGAGTTAGTACAGCAGGTTATCGTACTAATAGAGAACTTCCTTATATTAAAGAAACTACTGCTAGATTTCGTGGAAGTGTTCCAGGTTTATGTGGAGCTATTGCTTATGATTATATTAATGAATATATTTATTTGTTTCCTCCTGCTAACGATAAGCCTATTAATATAGGTGCTATAGTAATAGAATCAAGTTTTGAACAGCCAAATCAAATTGCTGATATTAATGGTGAACTTACATTCGAGAATAAAATCTATGATGATAACGAATGGTTACTTAGTGAAGATATGGTTGGTCAAATTAAAGATATAATATTTAAAAGGGATTTATTAAATCAAAAACATGAAACTGATGAAATCCCTAGTACAATAAAATATGATTAATTATGCCGATAAAAGTAAAGAAGTCTATAAATGTTCCTCAATACTATAAAGATTTTATTGAAGAAAACAAAATTAAACGTGAACGTGCAAGAATAACTGTAGATGAATTAACTGCTACTATTGCTTCTAAACGTTCTGCTATTGTTCCTGATGTAGATAAATTTAAATATCCAGTAATAGATTATCCTGAGTTTCAACAAAACAAATATATTAATGGTCGTCTTGAAAATGCAGCTAAAGGTATGTTTGAAGATGAACGTAAAGACCCAGAGATGAAACATCTATGTTTTAGACTTGTTGGATATGCTGTAGATTTGAGGAAGATTTATGAAGAAACAGAAAAAATTAGACTTTATGATAAGATGATTAATCTTTCTTTAAAAGAGTATAAGCGTATAGTTAAAATTTACTATAATGCTGTAGAAAGAGAATTGATTCTTAAAGGAAATGGTTATCGTCTTGAAGATAAACTTGGTTGGATTTGTATCAATCGAGTTCTTAATACTGGAGCTAAAGTTTGCGATTTTGAAGCAACTAGAAAAAATAAGAAAAGACTTATTGCTGAAGGTAAACAAATTTACAATAAAGACGATGCTGAGTATTGTAGAGAACATGGTATCGAATACGATGCTGTTGATGCTACTGTTTACAAAGCTGATGAAGTTTGGTATGAATATTGTTTATTAGGTTCTAAAGTGCAAGGTCGTACTTTGTGTTTTAAAGCTATTGATACTAAAGATATTAAACTTAGACCATATTCTAATGAAGAACTTCTTAAACTAACAAATAATGATGTAAATAAAATTATGGATTTAGATGTTTCTATGAAACACAAATTCGTTTTATGTACTCAAGCAGATAAAACATTATATACTAAATTTATTAGAAATGAAGAACAAAAAAAGAGTCTCTATGGGACGTATAGTAGGAAAGGTAGACAACGACTTTAATCTAAGTGAAAGTGATTGGATTCCTCGTGCTGCCGCTTGGATAATAGATGCACTTAGTCAAATGAAGTGCCTTCCTACTGAACTTAAAACTCGTAAGGTTGAAGTTAGTGGAAGAATAGCTATTTTTCCTTGTCAATTAGATACTAGTGAGCTTAAAGTGTATGACCGTAATGGTTGTGAAATAAAAGAAGCTGGAGTTAATATTCCTTGTTGTGGAAATGTTAATTCAGCTTCTTCTGTCGTTAAAGAGATTGCTGTTATTGATGATAGTAATAAAACCGGAGTAGACTTTATGAAAGTTGGAACTATTATCAATGGTGACAATAGAAATTATGTAGTAACAGATTGTAATCATATTGAATTAAATTTTGATACTGATTATATTGTTGTTACAAGTCGCGAAGTTAAAACGTATTATGATGAATACTATGATTGCAATGTTCCTTATGTTTACGATAATGGTCTTCTGCTGGAAGCTTTAAGTTATTATATACTTTATAAGTATTTAAGTAGAGGAAGTAAACATCAAGTTTATAGTTTATCAAGTAATAGTCCTGTTACAAATCCATATCTCCAATGGAAAGAATTAAAGAGTAAAGCTATTGCTTCTGTTCGTAATGATATTTATAGTGATGAAGGCTGGAGAAACTTCTTTTATAATTCAACGTTTGACCCAAGAAGATAATTATGGAAATAGTACCAAAACTTGATTTAAATAGAAATCCAAAAGAAGTTAAGTGTGGTAGTTTAATTGCTGCTAAAAATGTTATGACTGATGATAGTGGTAGTTATTTTACTAATGAATACGGATTTGGAGTTTCTTTTGAAACAGACACGGATGATGAAGATTTAGATACTTCTAATCATCCTAGTGAATATATAGTTGGCGTAATTCCATGTAATAAAGAAATTGTGATATTTACGTATTCTGCTTATGAAGAAAAAGCTAGAATTTATCGTAAACCTGATGAAGGTAAAGCTTATGAAGTTTCTACAAATTGGGAATATCATGGCGGAAAGATTACTGGTAGTTATACTTACAACTATAAAGGCGAATTAATAATTGTGGTAGCCGAAAGTGATGCTGTTGATTCGAATAATAATAAAATTTATGTTCCTCTTAAAACTTGGAACCTAAATACAGGTTCTACTGGTCTCGAACATGGTATTGAAGAAAGTATTCCAAAAGCTAAAGTTAATTATGATATTACTAATGGTTCTCTTAATTGTGGAGTTTATACTTTCTTTATTCGTTATCAGATTGACGATTACAATTATACAAAATGGTTCCAAATTACTGATGATATTATTATTATAAACGATGAAGGAAAAGATGTTCCTATTCATAATTTTCTTGATAGTAAATCTGCTCTTACTCGTTACAATACTGACGGTAATGGTAATCCTACTACAGAATTTGAACCTTTCTTAGTAAACGGTAATGATAAATCTAATAAAGGAGTTTACTTCACTCTTGATATAGATAAGAGTTATAAATTTACTAAATATCAAATAGGTTATATTGTTAAGCATAATGATGCTGTTGATGGTAGAATATTTAATACTTATTCTATTGATATAACTTCTTTAATGTTTAATACTAATACTTATATTGAAGAAGAAAGTGTTGATGAAATGCTTCGTGAACCAGTTCAACTTTATGATGTTAAGAATGTAATTAATTACAATAATAGAATTTATGTATCTAATTATAATGAAAACCTTAATGAAGATTTAACTGGTAATAATAAAAATATTCATGTTGATATTGAAACTAAAAACATTTCTGATTATAGCAAATCAGTTGTTACTACTAAACAGCTGATTATTACAACTAATTTTGCTATTGGAAATTCTACTTCTGTAAATGATGTTTGGGCTGCTGATAAATATACTATTAGTAAAAATGAAGACTTAATAGAATATGTTATTAAACCAGAATATATAACAGAGTTTATTAGAAAGTTCTTTACTTCTGCAATTAAAGTATTTGGTTATGGAAGTACTATTAGTATTGACCATGACAATATTGAGAACCTTCCTAATAATCCTAATAATGAACCTTATATGACTAGAAGTAGATTCTCTTTATATATAGGTATTATTAGTGAAGGCACAAGTCAACAAGTTGCTATTTATGATTCTCATAGTCAGAAAGCTATTAATATAGATAGTATAGTTATTCGTAATGGTTATATTGTAATAACTATTAAAGGAAACAAATATCTAATGAATAAGAGTACTGATTTTCAAGTGTTAATAGAACAGGATTTATTCTTTAGAAATGGTTCTACTATAGCTCAACGTGCTTTTTATAATCAACCGTTACTTTATAATCCTCCATATACTTATACTATGGGATATGGAATGAATAGTTCTGCTTATGAAGCTACTACTATTAGTTCTAATAATCATACTTCTCCATTTAATAATTTTAGAAGTTTAATTCCTGGTCAGATTTATAGTTTCTATATTCATTATATTAGAAAAGATGGTTCTGCTACTAATGGATTTATAGTTCAAAATGAAGTTGACGAAAAAAGTAATCAATCTATTTCAGACAAAGAAGCTGATACTGGAGCTAAGTTTAACGTAGTAGTAAATAATGTTGGTAATAAGCTTTTTAGAGTTCCTACTGTAGCTAACGATAATATACTTATATTTCCAAGATTTAAAGTTGATGTAATTCCTTCTAATTATATTGGATGGTTTGGTTCTTATGAGAAAGTTGAGGATATGGCTTATCCTTGTACAGTTCTTAATGGAGAATTAAATGGACATAGATTTACTGTTACTAATACAAACTTTGAGTATAAAGAAGATTCTATTCAAGGAAATAAATATTTCTTTATTAAATCTGATGAAATAGGAGATAATAATACTGAAAGTTTAACTAGTCATATTAAACCTACTATTCATCCTAATATTTCTTTTGGAATTGTTCCTAAAGGCAATGTTGGCGATAAAATTGTAGTTTACAATGATAATAAAGATGTTTATAACAAATCTGTTAAAACTCTTTATAGAGTAACAGATAATAATTATGAAACTGGATATAGCAAAGATAATCATAAATATACTCCTAGTTTTTATAATCAAGATAAGATAGTTACTTATGATAAAGAAATCATTGCTAATCCTACTGCTTCGTTTGTTTTAAATACTAATTCTCAAAAGTTGAACAGATATACTATTAGTATGAACAATAGTTATAGCTATAATAAATATCCTACTAATGCTTATTCTATTAAACAAGATTATAATGAAGGAGCAGTTTCTTTAACTAATGAAGAAGGTAAGTCTTTAGGAGTTTATTATAATAAAGTTCTTAGTCCTGACAGACTTAGAGATTTTCTTGAATTAAAGGAATGTTATAAGTCTGCTCCATTAAAGAGTTATACTAATTACAGTAAAGACTATATTGATTCTTTTGATAAGACTATTCGTAGAAGTGATGTAATTTCTGACGAAAGTCTTGTTAATGGTTTTAAGAATTTCAATGTTGAACAATATAAAATCATAACTGAAAATAAAGGTAGTATTACTAATATTGTAGGTATTGGTCTTTATATGTTAGTTCATACTCAATATAGTTTATTTGTATTTGATAGAACTCCAAAACTTACACAAAAGAGTCAACTTGAAGTTCCAGATGTATTCGATATTGATTATCAAGAAGTTCTTCCAAGTAATGAAGGATTTGGCGGTCTTGCTAGAAAAGAAGAATCTATTCTTAGTAAACATGGATATATTTGGTTTGATTCTGTAAATAAAGTTATATTCAAGTTTGAAAATGGTAAAGCTGAAATTCTTTCAACTAATATAAATAACTTGATTAAATCTCTCGATATAGATTATGTTGTATTCGGAGAAGATTTGAAAACTAATAGATTGCTTATTTGCATTTGGCTAAATCAAACAGTTGGTGCAACTATTGAAAAGAAACAATACTATATAACTTTAAGTTATAACTTTAATCTTAATGATTATATAAGTCTTCATGATTATGCTTTTACTGCTAATTATAGAACTTATAATAATAGTTATTTCTTTAACGAAAAAGTTGATAGAGCTAGACTATATGAGTTTGACGAATCTGAAACTGATTACAAAAATCTTGCTAGTGTTAATAATGTTTTATATCCAACAATATATACTAAATAAATATGGGTTTACAAAAATTATCTGGTGTAGGTATTTCTAATATGTATTATGAAGAAAATGGAAATATCCGTTTAACTTATTATATAGATGGAGACCCTATGTCTGGAGCTGGAAAAGTTGATATTGAAATAGAAGTTAATAATGTTCCAGTTACAAAAGGTGTTGTTGATACATCATCGCAATTTGGTAGAGCTTATATATTTACAACTGTTTCTCTGAATTCTAGAGTTCCTGGTTCTACAAATAATATTAAAATTACTGGTACAAAAAATGGAGTTGTTAAAACTGCTAGTAAAAGTAATACTTTTCCAGTTCAAGCAGATTTAGATAAAATAGATATTAATTTTACTCATAGAGAAACTATCCCAGAAAAGATATTAACTGATACTTTTTCTTTCATTAATATTGGTAATTTCGGTGGAGTAAGATTTGCTATTGATGAAGATGTAACTGATAGTAGTATTAAATACGAAACAAACTCTATACAGACTATACCAAATAATGATAATAAAAGACACGTTATTAATTATAGGTATAAATGTGGAGATTTAGTTGCTACTAAAAGTTATACTGTTGACCATAGTACAAGTGAACCTGAACATAGAGTTCCTTATGTTTATCCAAATCCTGTATTAACTCAAGTAGATAACAACCATTATGAAATAAGTATTCATGATTTTACTAACGATGGTTCTATATACGGAGTTACTGATACTAGTAAAATTAAAGTTCGAGTAACTTATAACAATAAATATATAGATTTTGATTATGCTGATTTTACAGGTAATAAATTAAATGTAGAATTAAATTATAGTACTAAAATTACTTGTTTTGTTTATAATACTGAATACAGTACTGATAAATCAGAAGATGTAATTCTTAAATTTGTATATAAGATTCCTGAAGTTAAGATGTTAAAACCGATTATTAGTTGGAAATATATGGGAACTGGTAGACCAGGAGATAAAAGAAGAAAAGTAGGAATAATAATTACTGGTAATTTTGATGCTATTAAAAATTTGAATATTAAAGAATTTCCTAATATCGAATCTGATGGTACATTATATACAATTTATACTAAAGACGGAAGTATACCAAATATAGATAATACAATAGAAAAATTAACAGAAGAGAAAACAATATTAGATACTAATAATGCTATTTATTATTTTAGAAATGTATTTGTTTATAATGATAAAAAACGAAATCCTACATATTCAGATTCTTTAAGATTTGTATATAATATTAGCGGAGAAGGAAATCCATTTTATTTTGATTACGAAAAACCAAGTTTGGAATCTCCCAGTAATATTTGTAGTTATCTTGATGTTATTTATAATAATGATTATAATAATTCTAAGTCTCTAGAATCAATTAATTATATTCTTAATTATTTTGATAATAGATATTCTTTAAATGTTAAAAATATTTATAATGTAGCTGAAGATGGTTTAAGACGTAGATATGCTGGTTACTATCTTGATGTTTACACAGATGAAACTCAAGCTATAAATCTTAAACTTAGTGATGGTTCTAATGATACTGATGAAAACAATAGAGATACTTTCAATCATTATAATGATTATAAGTTTGCTAAGTTTGACAAAGGTAGTTGGAACTTTAATTACTTTAGAAATGGTTTTAATAGAGGTAATACTGAATTATCTGAAACTGAACTTGTAAGAGCTTGTAATTATATTTATTATAATCCAAGCACTAAGCAAAATGAAGTTCATGTTATTACTGAAAAAGATTTAAAGAAATCTCCATTATATAAATCCGATAATAGAAGTTTGATTTATGGAAAGTATATTGTTACTAGATTTATATTTAATAATGATGATGCTGCTCATAAATTTAAACTTGAAAATATAACATTTAATATTCAACCATATTAATTATGACAAAGAAATGTAATAGATTAAGAGGTGAACGACCTAAAGCATTTTGGGGTGCTTTAGTTGGTGGTGCTATGAATTTGATTGGTAGTGCTATTAGTTCTAAGTCTCAAGCTAGAGCTATCAGAAGACAAATTGAAGCTCAGAAAGAAGCTGCTCGAACTCAATTAGAGTTAGCTAATAATAGTAATCTTGCTAGTACGTTGAATAGTTATGCAACTGCTACAAGAAGTTATAATGATGAAGATGTTTATAATTTAAAGTATCGTCTTGGTGGTAATAAACGTTTAGGAAGTAATAGAATTTATATTACTGATGGAGGTAATGCTACTAAGATTGGAAACGATACATACCTTTTACGGGGGGGTTCTCACGAGCAAACCAATGAGACTGGTCAAACAGGTATTGGTATTAACGTTGGTGGAAATGAAATTGAAGCTGAAGGTGGTGAAGTTGCTCAGAAGAAGAATGGTGCTTTAAGAATCTTTAGTGCTCAACCTATTCTTAGTAATGGTATGAGTCCTGCTCAAGCTATTCTTAGAGGTTATAATAAAGATAAAGTATTTAGTCAACAACAAGCTTTTAAGAAAAGAAATCATCTTAGTGATGATGGAGGTAAAGCTAAACATGGTACAGAAGTTCCTTACAAACGTATTCATATTAATGAAGATGGTACTTTTACAGATACTTTAACTGGTAAAAATTATAATACTTCTGCTACAAACGGTGAAGATGTAGTTATTATTGGTAAAGCAAATCATTGGAAAGAAGCTGGTAAAAAAGATACTAGTTCTTACTTTGACCCAATGGGTGCTGTAAATTTTGTTACAGCTGCTGGTGCTCCTATTCTTAATGCTAATCCTAGTAATATTGTTGGTTCTATTCGTGATAGTAAAAATGCTGGTGAGTTTCTTAAGCATTATATGATGCAAGATACTGGAGGTTTTGTTAATACAAAATGGGCTAAAGAGCATCCTTATTTAAGTTTAGGTATTAATACTATTGGTGATATAGACTTAGGATACGGTTTAGGTAAAACAGGTGTTGGTTTATATAGACTTAGACCTAGTAATTTACGTAAACATATATTTGAAAATATATCTCCAATAGGATATGATAAACCTATTTCTAGAATAAAAGAAGCGTTTAAATCGGCTTTAAGTGGTGCAGAAGCAGATATTGATAATCCTTCTTGGTTTAACAATAAATCTGCTCAAGATTTAAATACTTATAATGTAGGTATCACAAAAAATATGTTTGGTCCACATGCTTTAGAAGCTAGGTTTGATGCTTGGAGAAAGTATTTAGGTCTTCCCCAAAAGTTTAATACTTGGACTGAATCTCCTATTGTTAAAGGTGCTTATACTGATACAAAAGGTATATCCAATTTGAAAGTTTTACCTAAAGACCAAAGTGTTGATTTTATAAATAGTGCTGGTGGAAATGTAGCAAATGATATTGAAGAATTTACTACTAGAGGATATAATGGACAAAAATATGGAGTAAGTCATATTAGGGATACTTGGGACTTACAGCCTTGGAGTAGATTAAGAGGAAATATAATAGAAGATAAAGTAATTAGACCTTTATACAATACCACTATAGGTAAAGCTAATAGAAAGTTATCAAGTAGTTTACATAAATTTATAAACAAATATGGTTATGATAATGAAGCTATTCAAAAATATTTAAATGAAAATGGTGAAGAAGCATTAGATAATTTATCAGATGTTATTGAATACTTTGCAGATACTAAATCTATAAAAGGTAAGTTAGCACATAAACTTTCAGGATTAGATGATATAGTAAACAACAAAGGTTATTACGTTATAAATAAAAATAGTAAATTAAGTAAACTTACAAATAAACTTAGTGATAAAATTAAAAACTTTGAAGCTAGTAGTTTACTTCCTGGAGCAAAACCTTTTAAGATAGCTTATGATATTCCTTGGACAAATGAAGTATTTCCTAATAACGAAATGGTTAAAGGATTTAATATGATTGATAATTTGCCTACAGAAGCATATAGATATAAATTGAAAAATCCTTTGTTAGATTATAAATATCGTTTTGGTGGTCGTTGCAAACTTAGAAATGGTGGTTTAACTTCTAAAGATAGAGGTTCTTCTAAACATCCTTATCTTTCTGTATCATCTAAAGATTTTGCAGGTGGTGGTAGAAGTTATCCTATTCCAACTAAAGCTGATGCTGTTGATGCTTTAAGACTTGCTGGTCTTCATGGAAGAAGTGATGTTAAAAGCAAGGTATATAATAAATATCCTAGTCTTCGTCCTAAAGCTAGAATTGGTGGTAGTTGGAAAGCTCCAGTTTATAATACTAATAAATATAGAGTTTCCAATCGTATGAGAAGACAAATAGCAACTTGGGAAGGTTCTGATTTTGCAGGTCAAAATAGAAGATTCAAAGGTGATGCTATTGGTGCTAAAGAAAGAGAGCTTAGACGAATAATGGGAAGAACTTATAATTATCTTAATGATAATCAAAGAGATTCTCTTAATAGTATTTACTATAATAGTCGAGTTGATACTTTCAAAAATGCTTTTGGTAAATGGTTTAGAAATTTAAATAGTGCAGTAGATAGAGGTGATGAACGTGCGTTCAATAATAGTCTTGCTGGTATTAGACAAAGTATGACTATTGGAGCAAATAGACAAGGTATGAGTGGTTTAGCTAAACGTAGAGCTTGGGAAAGAAATTGGTTTGGTAATCCTATTCCAATAGTTAGCAACGAAACTAAAGCTATTCTTAATCAACAAGCTGAAGCTAAAATGGTTCAACCTACAGATAATACTAGAGTTGTTATTCAACCTGAGTATATTGAAGTTCCTGCTCCTGTTGGTCATGGTGTTGTTCCAGTAGATAATCCAGACCCTAATTTATTGCAAGGTAATATTAAAGATAATTTAATTAATATGGGAAATAAATTTAGATTAGGACAAAGATGTGGTGGAAGCACTAGAATGCGTAAAGAATTAGGTGGTGAAAGCCGCCCCGTAAAAGGTATGAGACGTAAACTTGCTTGGGGTGATGTAACTTATCCTTATCGTAGAAATAATAATTTTGATTATTGGGATATTATAGACCAAGAACAAAAAGCTAATGATAAAGGTGGTATAAGTCCTTGGACAACATCTAATAAATATGATGTTAAAGTACCTTATGCAATTACTAAGAGTACTTCTACTATTCCTTATACAAGTCAAGTTAGTACTCCAACTTCTGGAGTTTCTGAAAATAAGACTATTCCAACTTATATTGGTAATAAGTCAGGTATGATAATTCGTGATGCTGATTGGTATGGTCTTGGAGCTGATTTAGTTTCTAGTATTGGAGGAAGTATTCTTGGTTTGGGTGCTTATAAAAACTTAGATTTTGATTATAATCTTCCAAACTTTGTAGAGGAAAGTCCAGTTGCTCTTAATACTACTTATCATAATGAAGCTCAAAAATCTAATGTTGAACGTAATCGTTTAAATAGTAGAAATAGTATTCTTAGAAATACTATGAGTGGTAGTACTGCTGTTGGTCGTATGCAAGGTGTTGATACTAACGCTTTATATCAACTTAATCAACTTGCTGATGAAAAGATTAATAAAGAAACTGAACTTATGAATCAGAATCTTTTGAACGAACAACAAGTTAGAGCTAGAAACGCTGCTGCTAGAAATCAGTATTATAATACTGTTGCTAGTATTAAGAATGCTGCTATTCAAGCTAAGAATGAAGCTGAACTTGCTAAGGGACAAATTCTTAGTGGAAGTCTACAAGGTATTGGAAATAGTTTCCAAAACTTTATTAGTCAAGGTCGTCAAAATTATGATGATACTCAAGCTATGCTTATGGGAGTTGCTGCTTCTGATTATGCTACTCCATCTAGATTACTTGAACTTGGTGTTGATGTTGGTGATGATGCTGCTCTTGCAGGTATTTATCGTTCAGCTATGAATATTCCAAATCCAGGTGCTAGACCTAAGAGAGAAGACTATTCAGATAATACTGAATATAGTTATGCTCTTACTAGATGGGAGAATCAGAACAAAGCATACCAAAGAAGAAATAGTTATGCTGATTTAATTAAAGGTAGAATGAGTAAAAAGAATCTTATCAAATACGGTATTATTTAAAATAAATAAATAGTTCTAGTGAAATTTTGTTCACTAGAACTTTTATCGTATATTTGCATTAGTAATAATAAAAAATAAATAGATATGCCAAACGTAATAAATTATGGAAATCCTGTTTCATTAAGAGCCCCTCATCGTAGAAATGTAGAAGCATTTACAAATGCTCTTAATAAAATTGATGAGAAAGCTAAAGAGAGTTTACAAACTCAGAACCAAATTAAAATGGCTTTAGCTAATTTAGATATTAATGCTGCTGAAGATAGTTGGAAAGCTGGATATGTTAGAAATATTCAGAATCAACTTGATGATGCTGCTATGTATGGAGATTATTCTCGTAGTCTTAATACTGCAAGAGAACTTGCTGGTCAAGTAGCTTCTGACCCTGCTGTTCTTGGAAGAGTTAGAGCACAAGCTGCATATAAAACTTTTATGGACAATCTTGATAAGAGACAAGATATTACTCAAGATGTTAAAAATTGGGCTAAAGATAACAATCCTTATCATTATCAAGACCAAGTAGATAAAGAAGGACATATTATTGGTGGTACAAATTGGGAACCAAATAGAACTCCAGTTAGTACTGTTGATTTAAGTAATCTTATGACTAAAGCAAAACAATGGGTTGCTGTTCATAAAGGTAGTGGAGTTAGTGATATTAAATATGTTGATGCTGATGGTAATCTTACTTCTGACCCAGGTAAAAATTTTTATGGTTTAGCTTATAAGAAATCTGGTAGTTGGGAATATGTTAGTGAGAAAGATTTAAATGATGCTCTTAAATCTGCTATTGATACAACTCCTGGTGCTAGAGCAAGTCTTCAACAAGATTATGATGTTGCTCTTTGGAAATATAATAAAATGACTCCTGAAGAAAAGAAGAAGAATATTGATTCTGATATTACTGAAAATGGTCTTCTTCTTAACCCTGAAGAATATCTTGCAAAAAGAGTTAAACCAGGTATTCACGCCATGAGTTATTACAATAGTGGTTCGAATATAGAAGTTGGTAATGGACAAGCTACATATAGACAAGATGTTGCTGCACGTCAAGCTGCGGCTCAACAAGCTGCTGCATTAAATATGAATCTTGATGCTACAAACGAAGGTGCTGCTATTGATGTAGATGTTCCAGATATTATTGGTACAACTAAAGCTGGTCTTGACGAAACTCTTAGTACTCTTAGAACTTTGTTCCCAAGACTTTCTAGAAGCAATGCTTTCCAAAGAGGAGTTAGAAAAGGAGATTATGATGGACTTGCTAGTCTTTGTCGTCATAGTATGACTAGTAACGACCCAGTTGTAAGACATCAAGCTAGACAAGCAATTACAGCTTTAAGAACTTATGGTAATCAATATAATCATTATGTTGCAGGTCTTAGTAAACCTGAACAAGATGCTGTAGCTTTTGATGCTGCTAGACGTGCTGGTTCTAGATTACCTGGAGATAATGAGTTTACTAGAGAATATAATCAACAGATTAATCATTTATTTGATAATGGAAAAATTAGAGAACTTGGTTATAAATGTTATGATGATGAACAATACAATGCTATTTCTCAAGCAATGGGTTGTCATTCTGAATCAGATTGGAGAAGAAAAGGTTTTAGAATTACTTCTGTAAATGGACAAAAGACTATTACTTTTGACAAGAACAATACTTGGCTTTCTAAACTTAGTGATAGTGTTGATTCTTCTATGGGATTTTGGAAAGGTATTGGCAGTAGTTTTAGTAATGCTTTTACTGGAGGTGGAGCTGGAATTATAGATATGTCTGATGGTTCACAAGTTCGTAATGCTAATTATGCATTTAAAAATCTTGGAACAATAAATGTTGCAGGTATTGATATTTTAAATCCAGCATCTAATAGTCCTGCACAAGCTGCTGCTTGGAGAGCTAATACTATTAATCAACGTAGAGGTTTTGGTAAAATTCCAGTTAACTCTAAGATGTATAGTTCTACTCTTGATAGAAATGCTTTATTTGGCAAATATACAAGTGGGCAAATCAATAAAGAAACTTACGATGTTGGTCTTGCTAAAATTACTCATGATGAAGATAATCTTACCAATCCAAGTTTATTAATGAATGCTGCTTTATATGTTGACGGTAAACGTATTCCAGAAGATGAGAAAGCTCAATATATTGAAGCTATAACTCAAGCCAAACAAGAAAATGTTCTTAATGTAACTGTTGGTAGAAATCATGGTTTAGCTCAAACTGTTACTGAGTTTAATATTGGTAAAGCTAAGAATAGTACTCCACAAACTATTACAATGGTTGGAGCTAATGGTTCTACAGTTCTTCAAAGTTATGAAAGAAATACTTCTACTTTAGCTAAAGATGAAGCTACTCAATTAAACATTAGTGGTACTTCTAAGACTTTAGGTAACGGAGCTACTATCAGTAATGTTACAAATAGTAACGCTCTTCATACTAATGCTTATGGTAAACGAACTGTTATTACTAGAAGTCAAGCTGAAAATATTTTAAGACGAGAACTTAATCGTCAACAAATAGCTGATGCTTTATATACAGGAGAAGATGAGAATGTTATAGCAAGTGCCATTGCTAAATTATTAACTGAAGCTGGAGAGCCAGTTAATAATATTACTGTAGCACAAGAATTTAAATTTATTAAAGATAATTATTAATATGGATTTTGAAGAAATAAAAAATATGGCTACTAATGGTGTTAGTTATATAAATCCTAGCCCTAGTAGAAGTAAGAAGCATCCAAGTCCTAAAATACTTAATAGTTTAGACCCTATAAAGATTGCTGAATTAACAACTGGTTTTGCTGATAGAGAAATCAATGAAGGTCTTACTAGTGGTAAAGTTCTTACTAATCAAGCTGATAAAGCAGACCAACTTCGTCATTATGGAATTACTCCAAATGCTAGCATCGTTGACGTAGATAAGGTTCTTGCTGAATCTCAAGGTAATCTTCGTAAGTTAGGTTCTGCTGTTAGTCAAGCAGTAGTTAGTGAAATTGGTCTCGGCACTGTAAGAGGTGCCGCAGACCTTTTTGACCTTATAGGTAATGTAGTTACAGGAAATGCTGCTAATAACGATTATACTAACCCAGTTAGTGAAAAGATTCAAGAATGGCAAGATTACTTTAATACTGAAGTTGCTCCTATTTATGCTGACCCTAATTTAGATATAACTAATGGTGGTTTAACTAATTTTGGTTGGTGGGCAAGTAATATGCCAAGTATTATGAGTTCTGTTACTTTGTTACTTCCTAGTACAGCTGCAACTAAAGGTTTACAATGGTTAGCTAAAGCTTCTGCTGCAAGTAAACTTGGAACTGCTACTCGTAATGGAATTAAAGCTCTTGTTGGAATAGATAGAGCTCTTGGTAAAGAAGGTAGAACTCTGAATAAATTTCAACAAGGAGTTAAAACTCTTGTAGATGCTCCTATTAATGGTCTTGGTGCTAGAACTGGACGATTTGTAGAAACAGGTTTAAATGCTACTCTTAGTAGAACTATGGAGAACTATCAAGAAGCACAAGGTGTATATAGTGATGTATTTAATACAGCTACTGATACACTTAATAAAATGACTCCACAAGAGTTTACAGAATTTGTCAATAAGAACCAAGACATTTATAATGAAGCTGGTGGTGATAATGCTAGTAAAGAAGATATTGCTAGAGTTATTGCTCAAAAGTCTGCTAATCAAGACTTCCTTACTAACTATGTAAATATTGGTTCTGATATTCTTCAATTATATGGTTTACGAAATATGTGGAAAGGTTTAAAGAATGGAGTTAGTTCTTCTACTTTAACTTCTGCTGCTCGTAATGCTAGACGAACACTTGGTAAAACTCCTGAAGAAATAGCTGAAATGGAAGCTAAACAATCTTTTTTAAAGAAAGCTGGTCAAAAGATTATTGATAAAGCTTTAGATGAAAAGACTGTTATTGCTGGAGAACTTAGTGAAGGTCTTGAAGAAGCAGTTAACTATATTTCTCAAATGGAAGGTACTCATCTTGGTAATGTTTATCTTGGACTTGAAAATGATTCAGCTTTTGATGATAGACTTCAAAAATATATGAGAAGTGGAGGTCTTTGGGATAGTGCATTCTGGGGAGTAATGGGTGGTGTTGTATTTCATCATTTAGGCAGTGGTTTTGGAAGAATTAGCCAAACTTTAAAAGACAGAGCTGATTCTAAAACTGATGAAAGAACTGGTGAAGGTAAACCAAAATCTATATTTAGTCTTAGTGAAACTTCTGAAATCAAAGCTCGTAAAGCTAACATTGAATCTTGGAACAATAGTATAGAAAACTATTGGAATCAAATGTCTCAAATTAAAGATGGAAATAATCCTTTTAGTGTTAGCAATGAAGATAAAACTTTCAATAACGATTTAGATAAAGAAGCTGCTGCTCAACGAGCTTATGATGAACTTCTTACTGGTATGACTTTAAATGCCGCTCATAATGGAAATCTTGATATGCTTAGAAGTTATATGTCTAGTGATGATGTTCGTAAAGCTATGGTAGATAAAGGTGTAACTGATGAAGCTAATTCTAAAGCTGACCAACAAAAAGCTTTAGATAAGATGGATGAAGTTACTGCTAGTTATGAAGCTGAATTAAAGAAACTTGTCAATTTAAGTGAAGCAGTTAGAGTAACTAAACATACTGATGATATTCTTCCTATAGAGTTCTTGCAAAGTATTGCTACTAATAACGTTGTTAATAAACAATACAATGATAAGATTAATACTCAAATTGATGAACTTGATAAGCAAATAAATACTGCTTTTGATAATGAAGATATTAAAAATATTTTAGGTCAAGATTATACTCCTGAACAATATCAAATTGCTGCAAGTACAGCTTTGCTTACTAATGAACTTCGTACACTTCAAGCTGAAAGAAGTCGTCTTCTTAGTGATAAAAAGAAGATGAATAATATTAGTACTAAAGTTGCTGTTGATAATATCAATAAGCTTATGAATAAGTATCAAGATATGATTGATACTAATAGTTTAAGATATGCTCTTCACGAAGCTTTACAAGGTGCTTATAACGATGAAGGTAAAGTACAAAGTTTTACAAATCAAGCTAGTACTACTCTTGCCAATATACTTAGTGGTAAAACGAATAGTGGATTATGGCTTACTGATAATGATATTGTTAAAGAATTAAAGAACTTTGCTGAGAAGTTTTCTGTTAGTCCTAGAATTGCAGAATTTGAAAATCCTACTGATATAGTTAATCAAGTTAAAGAACATGGAACTTATCTAAGAAGGATTAATCAAAAACTTCAAGCTACTGATAAAATCGGAGTAAATGGAACTGATGGTACTCTTTCAGCTTTACTTGTTAATAAGACTGCTCTTGAATTAAGACGTGCTTATAATGAAAGTAAAATTGTTAATAATGCTGATGAACTTGCTACAGAGATTTCATTTATGAATAATACTATGAATGAAGGTCGTAAGAAAGCTATTGATTCAGCTTATGAAACTATTACTAAATTATCAGATAAGTATGGTAATGATAAATTTGCTGCAAGAATAGGTGATGCTATTGGAGCTTATTATCAAAGAAGTAAAGATGATATTGATTCTATTCTTGATTTTATGAGTGAAGATGATAAATCTGCACTTAATGACGCTCTTGATGTTCTTAATCTTGCTAAAGGAAAGAATTATCGTTTAGGAGAACAAATTCAAGATTTCCTTAGTATTCGTCAAAGTATATTTGATAGTCAAGAAAGAGAAGAAAGTCATAATACTAATAATCCAGATGATAGTAATAATGGTGCTGAACCAGAGAGTACAACTACTCCTTCCCCTAGCACGCAAACGACCTCAAATTCTGCGTCACAAGCCACTCAACCTCAGCAGCCTATTAATCAATCGGCAAGCACCCCACAGTCGCCTATAGCGCAAGGAAACACGCCTATAGGCAATTCGCAATCACAAAGTGCGCAGCCAACACTACGCAACGAAGTGGGTGAGCGGGTCACAGAATTTTTAAATAGTCATAGTTCTATAAAACCAACTAATATAAAAGTAGATAAAAATGGTAATGTTTCTAGTGGTGAACTTACTATTAATAATAATGCTAGTCAAGAAGATAAAGTTGCTTTTATGAGTAATGCAGATTTGTTTGAAAATCCTGAACTAGCTAATACTCCTGGTGCTACTGTAGAAAGAAATCCAAGTTTTGAATATGATGATAATAGTAATCCTATTATTATTCAAAAAGGAAAAATTGACGTACAATTAGTAACTGGTCAATCAAATAGTTCAATACCTTTTACGGGGGGGTCTTCTGGTTCTAATGCTAGTACATCTACACAAGATAATACTAGTACTAATCAAAAAACTGCCCAACAACAAGCTCAACCAGCTACTCAACCTCAAGTTGTAGATAGAGCTGAACTTACTGCTAATTTTATGGGAAAACTTAGAACTAGTGGTAAAGAAATTAAAGCAGGTAATTTAACTGCTGAAGAGTTTATTAAATCTCTTCAAGATGAAGGTATTGCTCTTGGAGCAAGTCAAGAAGATATTGACGGAGCTATAACCAGTGTAAAAGCTGTTATGAATAACCTTCTTGGAACTACTTTTGCTTCTAGTGTTGGTGAAGTTATGCTTGCTAGTGCAGTAGAGGAATATAAACCAAGTTTATCTTTCGGAAATGAATATAAAGATGCTGCTAATAATATGCTTAAAAATTATGCTTCTGACGTTAAACTCAGACAACATAACGGAAAGTATTATGGTAATCTTGAAGATTTACTCCGATATATAAATGAACATAGTCCTAGTAAGAATACTGCTGATTTTATTTATAATAGTCTTAAAGAATATCTTAAAACTGAAGAAGGTAAAAAGCAGTTTGTAATGCTTGATGCTGATTTAGTTGATGATTCTGAATTTATGACTAATGTTCGTAAGACTGCTGGTGAACGTAGAGCCGAAGCTATTAAAGCTGGTACTCTTAAACGAGTTAATATTCGTGAGCTTAGTGAAGTAGTTCCTCCTGATAGAATTGATGCAAGTTTAGCAGAACTTGATAAAATTAAAGAAGGCGATAAACTTACTGTAAAGAAAGCAAACAAGCTTGCTACTAATACTGATGTTTTATTAGTTCAACATAATGGAGTTACTGTTGGTTGGATGGGTATTCCTACTTTTGATGTATCAACAGGAAGATATATTCAAGTTAACGATTGTATCAAATATACTGTAGGTAGGTCTGCTGAATATGATGGTGCTGTTAAAGATTGGATTCTTTCTATAGCTGACCCAAAAGATGAAGATAGTAGAAAACTTAACGACCTTCTTTATAAAATAGCGTTTGATAAGAAATATGATGGTTCATTTGTTGAGAAGTTTAAGAATAACCCTAGAGTTCAAGAAGCTGTAAAGAACGATTTTATAGTTATTAACGAAGATAAAGGTTTTACTTATGATAAAGCTCTTGATGGTATGGTTAAATTATGGAGATATAATCCTAATGTATCTTCTTTTAATCCTATTCCTGAAAGCATTAAATTGTTCTTTGATAATCTTAGAACTAGTTATCAAACTAGTTTAGCTTTGATTAATAATAATCAAGAACTTACTGTTAGTAAAATAAGTAAAGGCGAACTTCTTAGACTTGCTCCTCATGGAACTCCTGGAGAAGCATTTAGATTTGCTCAACCTGCAAGTATTGCTATTAGTAGTAAAACTGATGCTAGAATAGCTTTAGCTAGAAGTCTATCTCAAATTGAAGTTAGTGGTAAACAAATTAATGATAATCTTGGTTTTAGAATGAACCAAACATTAATTGCTATCGATAACGGAAATGGTACTATAGATTATACTAATGCATATCCTGTAAATTGGGGAGTTACTAATTATGAGAAAGATGGCAAACTTGTAGATATGCCACATAGTAAAGTTCTTGCTGATTTAACTAACGCTATTGAAGGTCAAATTATTGATAGACTTACTAATCTTCAGAAAGGTGATAGTTTAGCTAATTGGAATGAGTTTAGAAGTTTTCTTGATACTCTTCTTGATTATAACAATAATAGTACTCTATTTAAAACTAGTGGAGTTTATCATACTAGAAGTGGAGTTACTTTTATTAATGCTGGAACCAAATCAGTAAAACTTTATAGTTCTGACAGTAAACGAACTGGCGCTCCTACAAAACTGGTATTTATGGATAATGGTGTTGAAGTTAGTAGTTATAGCTTGTTAGATAATGGAGCTGAAGCTGGCAAAGCACTTGTTCAATTCCTTAGAGAAAATGCTACTGTAAACTTTGCTCACGAACTTCTTAGTAGTGATAATAATACTTCTGTTCCTTTAAAAGGTTTTGTAAGTAGAAATGCTGATGGAAAACTTGTGATTAATATACCTGAGTATAATGGTAAAAATGATTTTAATCATATTGAAGAATCATATAATGATTTTATGATTAAGAACGATTTACTTAGAGTAGATTTAGCTCAAGTTGATGGAAGTAACTATTCAAGATTTTCATCTAATATGAAAGCTAATAGTGTACTTGAATTTACTGTAGGTGATGAGGTGAAACAAGAAGAAGAAAAGCCACTAGAACCCCCCCGTAAAGAGAATGTAACCACCAATACCACTGACCGAGTTAAATCTATTATTGAAAGTGATAGTAAAACTAAAGGTCTTGATATTGCAAAAGCTATTCTTCCTGAAGAAGCTGTAAATCTTCTTAATAATGCAGGCAAATTAACTAGTATTTTACCAGAAAATGTTATCTTTGCAAATGACAGAATCGAAAAGTTTAGAGCTTCTGAAAAGAATAACAATATCAACGCTATGTATGAAAAAGGAGATATTGTTGTTGGTGATGATTTCTTTAAAGAAACTAGTGGTCGTCAAGTAAGAATACTTATTCACGAAGGTCTTCATAAAAGACTTCATGATTATGGTCCTTCTCAACACAGAAAGTTCCTCAATAATATGACTGAAATCTATGATGATTTTAGTAAAGCTATTGATAAAGACCTTAAAGATATTGCTGATGGTAATATTAAAGCTGTTAGAGAAAGACGTAACTTTGAAGATACTTTAACTGACGAAGCTATAACAGATTGGCTTAAATACATAGACAGTTTCAAATTTAAAGAATATGTAGATAGAGGTCAACTTGATAGAGCTAAAGAAGAGTTTATCGTAGAATCTCTTACTAATGTAGAGTTCATTGATTATCTTAATAAAGTCAAAGTAGATGATGTTGGAGATAAATCTAGACATAGAACTGCTTGGCAAATGATTATGGACTTTATCAATAAATTGTTTAGACTTGATATAGCTGAAGGAAGTCTCAGAGAAAAAGAGTATAATGCATTTGCTAAAGCTTTAAGTATAGATAAAAATGCTGATACAAATGTTCAAACTGAGACAGAACCTACTATAGAAGAAACTCAAGATGAACAAGTTGAAGATGAAGTTGTCGAAGATGAAACTCCTACTCCTGGAGCTGATAAAGACATAAATAATGGTGTTGATTTAGATGATGTTTATGATGATGATGATGATGTTAATCTATCATCACGCTCAGAATATCCGTCCCTCTACTCGACAATCGAAAGCCTTCCAATGGAGCAACATTCGCAATTTGCCACTTTGCTTGCGTCAGGTGACATTTCGATTACATGCAAATAAGATTAATCGCTCGCTGAGAAATAAGCCTCTCAGCGAGTTTTTAAAATATTAAATAACTTAATATAGATAGTTATGGCTAATAATTGTAGTTTAAAATTTAATGAAACTAAGGTTTACACCAACCTTAAAGCTGAAGTTGGAAACGATGATGTTTTATTTAACAGCTTAATGAGTGCAGTAATTGATGGTTCTAGACCATCTGGTTTTAACAAGGAATTTGAAACCTATTATGCTAATAATTATGGTTCTATTCCTAATACAAATGATGAAAGTAAAGAAGTTGTTACTGCTATTCAAAATTTTTATAAGAATAGAAATTTTAATGTAAATGAGCATACAACTGATTCTGCTTTCATTTCTGATGTTAAGTCTAAAGGTTATACTAGTACTGCTGCTAAAACTTGTGGTATTAGAACTACTGGTAATTTGATGTTAGCATTCTATCATAACGATTTAATTAAAGGTCGTCTTGAAGAACATGCTGAAGATAGAAAAGATAATCTCGCAAATAGAGTTATAAATCGTATGTTGGGAGCTGTAGCAACAAATATTCTTGAAGCTAGAAAAGTAGAAGCTACAAAAGAAGAAATTGCTAAAGTTCGTAAACAACTTATGAATACTAAGAGTAATGATTTTGTTAAGCTTGAGGATGAAGTTTCTAAAACTACTCCTCAACTTAGAAATCAATTTGCTACTCTTAAAGATATGCTTTCTGATAAAGTTAAATATTTTACTCAAGTTATTCAAACTGATGATAGACTTGGTGAAATTCGTTTTAAGAAAGATGATGATTTAAGTCAGCAAGAAGCAGATTGGAGTGAAAGTTTCGATATAGAAGATGATGATGATTTAAATCTTAACAATGCTGCTGATAATGCAAGTAACAACGAAAAAGATACTACTACTGCTCGTTGGGAAGATAATGGAACTAAATCTGACTTTATGAAAGATTTTAGTTTTGCTGTTCGTAGTTATCTTTCAACTATTCCTAAACTTAGTAGTACAGAAGTAAGTGCTGACGGTAAATATCAATATGATAAAAGTAATCCTCTTGGAATGGTAGATTATATGGATTTTAAAGTCGTAAACTCTGCAATTAGAGGAGATATTGAAACTACTAATATTGATGCTTTTTTAAAGAAACTTGAAGATATTGCAAAATCTAATAAAGAATATGCTGGTCTTGCTTATTTAGCTAATGACCTTAAAAAGAAACCAGATTTTGCTTATAAATTATTTCAAGTTTATAGAAGAAGAACTATAAGAAAACAGCAAGTTCGTATTGATGATAATTCTGTTTCTCCTACTAGAAGTAATAATCGTGCAGATAAACTTGAAACTTTAAGAATTAATTATCTTAATGATATTAAGTCAACTGCTCTTAATATCATAATTGAAGATACTAATGATATTCTTGGAGCAATTAAAACTAAAATAGATGATTATAAGACACTTCAAAAAACTAAAGGATTTGATTTAAATAAACAAGCATTAAGTGCTGATATTATTAACGCTATTGCTAGTCGTTTAAAACAATATTATCCTTCTCTTGATAAAGCTGCTATTGAAAGATTCGCTAGACTTAATGGAAAAGTTGACGGTAAAACTCCAAATATTGCTAATAATCTTACTCAACTTTATGGTTATCTTGAGAATACTGCAAAGTATGCTAACGAAACTCTTAATAATAAGCGAAATCTTGATAATAGATTTAAAGAAGCTAACAAGATTAAAGATAAGAAAGCTAAGAAAGAAGCTCTAGATAGTGTTCGTGAAGCTTATAAACAAGGCTATCTTTCTACTAATACAAAAGCTTATGCTCTTGAATTAGCTAAATCTTTAGCTCCATATTCTGTAGTTAATATTGATTCTAATTCTACTAATGCTCTTGGTAATCAGTCTGCTGACCAAATTAATGACAGTATGATTACTAATTTCCTTAATGCAGTTAAAGCAACTTTAACTGAACAGCAAAAAGATGGAAGCAAAGTTTCTACTGAACTTATTAATTATGGAAAGTATAAGTTCCAAGGAGTACAATATAATCTTAGTGGTATTCTTATGGAACATCGTGATGAGAATGGTGCTGTAATTAATTATGGTCTTTTCTACAAAGATAAAGACGGTAATATTCAAATCACTAATTATGCTAGAGATATGGTTAATATCTCTTTGTTCGATGGTGCAGGAAATCCTAATACTAAAGATAATGTTCTTTATTCAGGTATGTCTAAAGGAGATTATGTATATACAGGATTTGCTCAATACTTTAATGCAGAACAAAATCCTAAGATGCTTATGGGTGATTACTTTATGCGTATTCCTTCTGATGCTCCAAAGAACTTTGTAGTTCATGCTCCTAGATATAAAGTTGATGGCTTGTTCTCTAAGATGCACGCTATTAAAAATGCTAAAGGTGAAGTTATAGCTAAAGAAGTTAGTGTTGATGATATTAACGAAAATCATCCAATAGTACAACAGTTTAGAAATATATTCAAACAGGAACTGTTGGATATGGTAAACTTTATCAACATTGTATTTGAAGTTAAAGAAAATACAGAAACTCTTAAAGATGGTACAGTTGTTGACCAAAGAGGAAGAATTGTATTTAATAATGACAATACTCCAATGTTTAAAAAAGGTTGGGGTTTAGATGCCGAATCCGCTCGTAGAGTATTTGCTAATTATCATATAGGTAAAGGACATAAACATTTCATTGAAAAGAAAGGTGATGGTTGGGCATTTAATGGACTTCTTTTTAAAGATGATAGATTTGTTCTTACAGATTATAAAACTGGTACAACTACAAAGTATGGTGACGATTTATTAAAATACTTGTTTCCTTCTCTTTACGGGGGGGCTAGAGATGGCTTTATTCCTTTCACTACTAACGCTAATGGTGAAGTAGAACTTAACCTTACAGCAGACCAAGAAGCTATGATTACTAGAATGGTTAAAGGTTTTGTAACTGACTATTCTAATAATGCTATTACTCGTATGAGCGAATATAAAGACCTTGACATTAATAATCTTATTAATGAAAAGAATAGCATTGATTTTGCTCTTAATCATAGACTTATGTATATTGCTTTTAATGATATATTTGAAGGTGATACTAAGTTCTATAAAGATACTCAGACTTTCTTGAAAAGAAGTAAAGAATCTCAAGCTAGTGGTGTTCCTTATGGTTTTGTTGATACAAGTCTTGACCTTAGAGAAAATAGCACAATAGTTCAAGGAGCTTTTCTTAATACTCCTGAAGTTCAAGCTAGACTTAAAGCTATCGGTCTTGATGTTCAACAGAAGACTAAGTTTAATGGTATTACTATTAAGAATACTGTTAGAACTAGTGAGGAATGTAAAGTTGCTAAAACTTATCCAGATGGTAAAGTTGAAGGAGAAGATGGTATTCTTGTAAAAGACTTAGTAAAGAATTCTAAACTTACTCTTGAGCAAGCTAGAGATTTAATGGGCGGTCCTATTATGTATGATAATAATGGTAAGCCAAAACTTAATGCTGACGGAAGTTATAGACGTAGTGGTGGTTTTAGTAATACTACTATTAACGATGCTCAATCTTATATTACGTTTGAAGAATGGATTCGTCGTATTGCTGGTAGAGGTCAACTTAATGATTATCTTCCTTTGATTGAAGCTATTCAAGATGAAAGTAAAGAGATTCCTGCTGACTTATTGAAGAAGTTTGTGCAAGTACAGAAGAACTTCTACTATGACCAATATTATGATGATAAACTTAATACTATTGCTCCTCGTCAAATTAAGAATGCTGAATTTGTTCTTGTTCCAAGATTTATTAGAGGAACTCAACTTGAACAAGTTTATGAAGCAATGAAAGCTAATAAGATTGACCAGCTTAATACTGAGGAAACTAGTAAAGCAGGTAAAGCTAGAGTACTTACTATCTTTGATGAGAAGACTGGTGAAGTTACTGAAGAACATCTTAAAGATTTCAACAATAAAGCTGAAGATTATCGTGAGGAATACGATTATAATCATCTTTATACTCAGCAAGAAACTCCTCAACACATGAATGCTAAGAATAAAGCTGGTATTCAGATTATGAAGAAGATACTTGATAATATTGATAGTAATAGTCCTCTTCATGCTTATAAAGAAGATTTCTTCAATATGTATGTTGCTAATATTAAAGATAGTTTTAATAAGCTTGTTGATGAATTAAAGATTCCTCTTGATGAAGATGGTAATATTAAATTTGATGAAGCTGGAAATATTACAGGAGTAGATATGCAAGTATTCTTTGATAAACTCAAAGATGAGTGTATGAGACTTGGTCTTGATAGTAATATGATGGACTTTGTTACCCTTAATGCTAGTATGCCTATAGCTGCTAATGGTTGTCCAAATCCTGTAATGCCTACTTATCTTAGTAATGTAGTTAATAAGCTTGAGAGTATTTCCCAAGCTATGTTTAATAGTGCTATTACTCGACAAGAACTTCCTGGTTTTCATGCTGCTCAGATTACTAATGTTGGTTTTAAAGCAACTAAAGACCAAGTTAGTTATTCTAAAGAATTAAAGTATCATCCAAATGGTGAACGCTATATTGAAATAATGCTTCCTGCTAGTAATTTTGGCTTTGCTAAAAATGCTGATGGTACTTATAAAAAGAGCAAAGAAGAACTTCTTAAAGAACTTCAAGATGCTGGTCTTGATACTCTTATTGGTTATCGTATTCCAACTGAGGGTAAACAATCTGTTTGTGTAATGAAAGTAGTTGGTTTCCTTGATGATGCTCAAGGTTCTACTATTGTTGTTCCTGATGATTGGGTTTCTCAAACTGGTTCTGACTTTGATATTGACTCTGTATATGGTATTCAATATAATACTTATATAGATAAGCATGGTAATATTCGTAAACAAGATTATTCTGAAAAACTTGATATTTACGATTATGCTAATTATGTAAATAGACATCTTGAGAAAGCTGATAAGATTAAAGATAAATCAGTTAAAGAAGCTTTTGAAAAACTTAATAAGGAAATAGATGAACAATTTGAAAAATCTCGTAAAGAATTAGCTGAAGAAGAAACTCAAGCTTATGACGCTTTATCTGATGAAACTAAAACGCTTGTAAAACATGCTCATATAGATTTTGAAGACTTTGTTGAAAAGAATCCAGAAACTGGTAAACTTACAAAAGATAGTTATCTTAAACAACTTCAATATGTAGCTGATTATATTCGTGTTAATAAAACTACTCTTGATGATGCTGATAAAAATTTCATTTCAGTACATGAAGATATGGTTTATTCTATTAGTAATGAATACATTGATAAAAAGACTTTTAAATCTGATAAAGCTAAAGAAATTCTTCAAGCTAGAATTGACAAGTTTAATAAAGCTGCTAAAAAGCTTGGTATTATGAGTTATAAACAATATTTAGCTCAAAATGTAGAAGATGCTAATAGTCGTGAAGCTCGTAATAATAGACTTCTTGATGATATGATTCATATTCTGCAAGCTAATGAATCTCTTGAAGAGAATCTTTCTCGTTCTAACTTTGAGAGTATTATTGCAGCTCGTGATAAAGTCATGAATCCAGTAGTTAAAGAAGTTCGTGAAGCTAGAAGTCCTTATGACTTTCTTGACCAAGCTGCTTATCAAGAAGATGTAATGAGTGGTGCTAAACTTAAAGCGTTTAGTGTTACTAGAGATACTTTCTGTTCTGTATGTAATACAGTTCATCCTCATATTACAGATAAATATACTATTAAAGTTGCATATAGTAAAGATAAGTACAATCTTGAAGAACTTCAAAAGAGATTTGAGAAAGTAGAAGAAACCGATGAAGGTTATGTGGTTACACATAATACTCTTGGTTGGACAAATGATAATAAGAATGTAGATGGTTATATTCTTACTGCATACAGTTCTCAGACTACTGCTCATATTCTTGATGCTGTTAAGGAAGGTGCTATTCCAAATGTAAATGACTTTACTTTTGCAGTATATAAAACTCTTGCTGATATTGGTAGTAATTATGATACTGCTGTAGGTTTTATTATGCAACCTGCTATTACAAAAATTGTAAATGCTTATAATGCTAATAAATCTATTTATTCAGATAAACATAATAAACCAATAGAAGAAGCTATTAGGTCATTAGGTAAAGAGATTCTTAATACTTATCATATTAATACTGATAAAATGAATCTTGGTGAAATAATTGCTAGAGTTAATGGATTACTTGGTACTAAGTATAGTTTAGATAAACATAATGATATTACTTTATCACCTGATGAGTTAGCAAAGAGATTGCTTAATGATAAAAACCGCCCCGTAAAAGGAAGTATATATCAACATGATTGGGGTGTTCTTTTTGCTTATAATGATTTAGCTAAACTTTCTGATAAAATTGGTTCTACTGCAAGGGTTTGTAATCCTGATAGATTTGGTGCTAAACAAAGTATTTTCGCTACTCGTAAGGTATTTAATGATATTGCAGATTTAATTGAAGATGAAAATCCAGCTTTAGTTGTTGGAACTTCTTCTATTGTTAATAGTATCTATGCAGGTTATGACCCTACTAAAGGTTTAAGAAGCTATATTACTAGTAATGCTAAAAGTGCATATCCTAGTCTTAATGCTTTCTTAAAATATGCTAGTGCTCCTTCTATTCTTGTAAATAGAATGTTGTTTGATACAGAACAAGATAATTTTAGAATAGCTAATAGAGCTATTGAAGTTATAAACGGTAGTAATAATGTTACTGAGAAAGATTATAAAGGTTTTACTCAATATATTCTTAATGCTGCTTATAAACAAACAGATGCTGTTGTAAACAACTATACTTATGATGTAGAGAAGAAACAAACTGTAGTAAATAAAGAATTTGATGAAACGGATGAAGCTCTCAGAATTATGGGTTATGGTTGTACTCCTGATTTTACTTTTAATGTTAAAGATGTAACTAATCCTACACAAGAAGAAGTAAATGCTTGGAGTAAACTTAGTCCTGCTCAAAAAATTAGTTGGCTTAAAGCTAATAGTGTTGATGCTGGTATATTCAATTATATAAATACTAATTTATTTAATGAATATGAAATGAATAGAGACGGTCAAAGTCGTCAAACTATTCGTTTTAACGAAGATGCTGTTGATAATGAAACTGCTTATAATCTTTTTGATACTGCATTTAGTTCAGATAATCCATTAGTTAAACTTGCTGCTATGGATATGGTTAAGTATGCTTTTGTAGCAGAAGGTTTTAAAATAGGTAGAGGTGCTATTAATAAATGTATTAAAAATACTGCTCTTCGTGACGAAAATACTTTTGTTCAATACAATGGTTCTAGAACTAGTATTATTGCTCAAATTAAAGCTCAAGTAGATAATGTAGTTGCTAGAACTGATTTAATTGAACAATATCTTAGAAGTGACCCAGGAGTTAGTAATGTTCCTCATAAATTTATGAATAAAAAATATAGTTCTATGTTCGAAACTGTAACTAGAGGAATGTACGAATTTAGTTTGGACGATAAAGATAACGCTATCGAATTTGGATTTGCTAGAGAAAGTAATGCAGAGTTTGTTCCAATACAATTTAATAATTATATTTATATTACTAAAAAAGAAGGTAACGAAAGCGTTACTAGACTATATAAAATTGTTTCTCCTGACCTTGGTTCTGGTATAGGTTTTGCTTATCCATTAAATGGTTTGGAAGCTGGTGAAGATAGAGAAGTTAGTATTAATAATGCTAATAATAGTGTTCCTCTTCCAAGTTATTATGAAGCAGTTATTGATAACTTGATGAACAGTGAAGTTGCTGATTATACATTAGATGAATTAAATGAATTGTATAAGAAGCATGTTGCTACAACAAAAGTCAATAAAGTCAAAGCTGTTACACATTTTGATATAATGTCAGATGCTAATAATGATAATGGTGGAGCTAAAGATGCTATTAATAAGATTATTAAAACTTTCAACAATTATGAAGGTAATAGAATCTTTATTCAAAATATGTATCTTTATGGTAAAACTAAATATGATTCATTTACTCCTCCTATTCATGTTGAAGGTGAAACTATTTCTAATGGTGGTGAACCTATTAGTATTAATGGAAACTTCTTATTTAGACGTGCTACTAAAGTAAGTATTGAAAGTCATAATATTCGTACAGGAGAACATATTGAGGAAAAACCTCAACTTGTTGAAATAGTTAGGGAAACTCCTATGGCTAGTTCTCGTGAAGAGGTAACTCTTGGTTCTGCAAGTTCTAAACTTGAACAAAGTCTTAGAACTACAACTGATTCTTTTGAAAAGAATATAGTAAAAGAACTTAATCGTAGAAGTGGTCTTGGAGATATAGAAGCTGGAAAACTTATGCGTCAACTTCGTGGAGAAGGATTTGAACAAAGTACTAAAGGCTATAAAGAGTTTAAAGATAGCGTATTCTATAGTGGTTATGCTTATCTTAAACATAAAGTTAATAGTACTCTTGGAAAGTTTAGTCAATTCTACAGAGATGAAAATGGTAATTACTTTGCTATCAATAGTCCTGAAGTAATCAATGTTATTAAGAATAATCCTGCTTTACAAAGACAGTTCCTTGAAACACTTGCTGATGCTAATGCTATTGTTGATAAATTTGGAATTATTAATCAGATTAAAGCTGATGAAATTGAGAATCCTACTTTGAAATTCTACATTGATGAAATGCAGAAGATGATTAAGGAACTCAGTAATAGTTCTATTATTGATGATGCAGAAGTTAAGTTTGGACTTGATTATCTTCAGAAACTTAGTAATGACCCTAATATTCAAAATGGTCTTATTAGTATATACGATGGTTTCCATTCTAGTGGTTGGCTTGATGCTTGGTTTGGTGATTTACAAGAACAAGGTAACAGTCTTGTTCAAGTAGTTACTAGAAAAGTAATGGCTGATATTCGTGCTAAAGAAAGTCAAGCAAAAGATTTTGCTATAGCTTTTGGAAAACATTTTGAAGATATTAAAGCTAGAGCTGCTAAAGTTGGTGCTTCAGTTGACATCAATAAGATATTTGATAAGAACGGAAATATAGTTCGTAATTATACAGATAAATTTGTTGAAGATATTAAAGAACTTAAACGTAATGTAGCTAAAGCTAGAGTTAATGTTCAAGAGAATCCAATGGAATATATTCAAGCTAAACATAAACTTGATAAGTTCCTTCTTGACCACGTTAATCGTGAATATGTTGATAGTTATTATCAGAAACTTTATAATGAAGATGAATTTATTATTAATAATCATCCTCAAATTTATTCTGAGTATGTAAAACTTCGAGAAGCTATTAGACAGATTAATAGTCGTAGAATTGATGGAGTGTTAAGTAAAGAGTTTGAAGATAAGCTTGTAGAACTCAGAACTAAAATTAATGATTTAACTAGTCAATTTATTGGCAATGAATATAAGCCAGATTTTCGTGAAGGTTTCCCTGGAACTAGTAAAGCTCCTGATGAAAGTATTATTATAACTAATCAAGAAGTTTACGATAATGCTCGTAAATTGTCTCTTAATGATGCTGTTCAATTAGACCAATATCTTAGAAGAATTAAAGATATTAAGGAAGAATATACTGCTAAAGAAGAGAAAGAGGGTTTCCGTGATATGCTTGATAAGATGCTTAATATTATTGATAATGCTGAAGTTAGAGATTCTAACGGTAAAGTCACTACTCCAGCTAGTCAGCTTGACACTAATAAAGAATATAAGAAAGCTAAAGAATGGATTGTCAATAATGCTCATTGGTCAGTAGATGATGTTCTTAAAGTTAGAATTGAAGATGCTTATAAAAAACTTGGTATTACTAATTTCAAAGCTTCTAAAGCTAGAGCATTTATTAAAGATAAACTAGCTAAAGGTGAACAGATTTATGATGAGTTTGGTAATATTGATGCTAGTAAGTTTACTAATACAGAGATTGCTGCAATTAAAGAAGACGTAGAACGTAATTATGGTACAAATAATACCTCTTTATTCTCTGATAGAAATCTTATTAATTCAGCTGAACCAACTAATGAAGCTGCTCCTAGTGAGTTCTTTAAAATGCTTAATAGTGGCGGTATGACTAATCCTGAGTATCAAGAGATTATTACTAAGATTAATAATATTACTCGTAAATATTATAATAGTGCTGCTAAAATAGTTGAAACCTCTAAGATGAGTATTGAAGATTTGAAAGCTCTTGGAGACCTTTATGATGAATTAGATAAAACTAAGAAAAAGAAGGGAAAAGGCAGTTACTATGCTTATCAAACATATAGCAAATATGCTAAAGAAAACGTAAATAAACAAGCTTATTATTCTGAAGAAGATGAAGCTAAGAAGCGAACTGAACCAGAGTTCTATACTTTATGGAAGCGAGTTAATGCTAGATATGAAGTTCTTAGAGATAAGAAAGGTAAGATAGTTATTGATGAAACAACTGGTAAAGCTGTTTATGATTTAACTAAAGCACCAACACCAAATCATTGGCTTTATACTACTATTGCTCCTAATGATGCTTATTGGGAAGATTTAAATAAACGTGACCCTAAAGAAGCAGCTAGACAAAAGAAAGAAGTTGAGGATAAATCTAAAGCTCAAGAGTTCCTTAGTAATACTCTTGAAACTATTAATACTCCTCAATATTACAAAGCTAAAAATGCTGCTCTTGCAAAAGGTATCGCTTATTATAAAGAATGGTATGATAACAATCATGTTTACAATCCATTTACTCATGCTTATGAAGCTCTTCCTATTTGGAATAGAACAAGAGTTATTCCTAGTATAGATAATGGTGAGTATTCTCCTAATTGGACTCAGACTACTCTTACTCCTAAAGCTCATTATAAGAATCCAAATTATATTGAAGGCTATACAGATAATGAAAATTATAAAACTGTTGAAACTGATGATAAAAATGGAACTACTCATGTTCCTGGTTATGATAATAATTTAGGACTTAATGAGTACGAGCAAGAAGCTAAACAATATATTCAAGATACTCTCATGAGTTTTGCTAAAACTGAAACTGCAAAGAGAGCTATTGCTAGTGGAATGGCTCCTCATAGAGCTAAGAAAGCAGAACATGACGCTAAATGGGCTGCAAAGCAAGCTAAAGAGTTTATTGGATTTAGTGATATGCTTCCTAGTGGTAAAGATAGTTGGTATGAGAAGATTGATTACTCTGAAGATAGAACTATCGATATGCCTATGTTAATGACTCAACTTAAAAATAAGGAGAGTGTTGACTTGGATAATATTCGTAGTACTAAACCGAAGAGAGAAACTTATGCTAGCGATGAAGCTTATGAAAAAGATTTAGAAGCTTATCAAAAGCGTATTGATGAAGCAACTAAGAAGAACGAAGAAATACATCAAAAACTTCTTGATAGAGATTATATTGGTGCTATTCAAGATTTCATTAGTGCTGCCGGACATTATAATGCTATTCAAGACAATAAACAATTATTGTTCTATACACATAGAATGTTAGGTAAGATGAAAGCTTATGATACTAATCTTGGTTGGAATAACTTACGTAAAGATAGTCAAACTAGTACAAGTGATGAAACTTCTTATATTGAAAAAGCTGATACTCGTCTTCAAGAACAATTTGATAACTGGGTTCGTAGATTAGTTTATGACCAATATAAAATTCCTCAGAATAAGTTAACTAGAACTGCTAGTATGCTTCAAAGTTTTACTAGTGCTAAATTTATGATGTTAAACATTACGGGTGGTATTGGTAACATAACTGTTGGTGAATCTGCTATTGCTGGAGAATATATAGCTAAAGAGTACTTCACTCCTACAGGTTGGTTAAAAGGAAAGAACATGTGGAGACATGCTATTCCAAGCTTTATTAGAGGTATGGCTAACGAAGATAGTACAACACTTGCTGATGCTCTTGTTAAGTTTATGAATATTGTTGACTTTGATGAAGTTAATAATAGACCTACAGTACATCTTGATGCTGATACTGTTCTTAATAAGATTAGAGACTTTATGTATAGTCCTAATAGTATGGGTGAGCATTTCATGCAGAATGGTGCTATGTTTAGCATGTTCTTTGATAATAGAATGGTTAAAGTTCCAGACGCTGAAAGTAATGGAAGACTTGGTTATGAAGCTATGACTTGGGAACAATATAAAAATAAGTTCCACGAATATGCTATGAAAAATATTATTGGAGGTAATGAAGAACTTCTTAATAAATATGAAACATTTAAAAAGGATATTCTTGCTGACGATAATAAAAAGAAAGAGTATGTTTGGAATCGTAGAGATATTAATACTGAGTTTGCTAATCTGTATCTTACAAAGGAACAGAAGAAACAATTTATCACTGAAAGAAAGAAACTTGAGAAAGAAGCTAAAGTTAAGTTTGAAGAACTTCCTACAGTAATGGACCAAGTTGACCTTAAAGATGGAAGACTTGCTTTTAAAGAAGGAAGTATTCTTGCTGAACTTCAAGCTAAATCTAAAGATAAAGAAGTAGGTGATGGTTATATGTTCCTTGGATATATGAAAGGCAAAGTTATTTCAGTTAATAAGAAGATTCATGGAGTATATGATAAACTTGGTGCTGCTCAACTCGAAAAACAATGGTGGGGTTCATTAGCTATGCAGTATCATAAACATATTTATCCTGGAGTTATGAAACATTATCGTAGAAAAGGTTATTTTAATGAAGAAAGAGGAACTAAAGAAATAGGTTGTGCTCCTGCTTTATTTGATTTCCTTACTACTCCTATCAGAAAACTTAGATATGAAAAAGAAATGTCTGATGGTCAAGTAGAAGTATTGGAAAGTCTTCAGGTACTTCTTAAAGGTTATGCTGAGTTTGCAATGAATTTACAAACTAATTGGCAGTTAATGCCGAAATGGCAAAGAGCAAGTATTGAACGTGCTGCTGGTGATGTAGTTGGTGCTCTTGGTGGTATTTGTACTGCTCTTGCTGTTCGTTGTATTTGGGACGATGATGATTTAAAGAATAGTCTTTGGGGTAATCTTATGCTTTATGAAGCTGACGAGTTAACTACTCAATCAATGATGTATAATATGTTATTCTTACCACAACAGTTTGACCAATTATGGTCTAGTCCTATTGCAGGTGTAACTGCTGGTAAAGATATAATGGCTGCTTGTAATAATATCGCTGCTTATGTAATGGATGATGATTATGACCCTAATTATACTAGTGGTCGTTATGCAGGTCAAAACAAGATTCTTGTTAAACTTGGTCGTCAAATTCCAATTTACAGAAGTCTTAATAATCTTGCTACTCTTGATAAAGCTAATAGTTATTATAAGACTGGTGATAATCTTCTTACTTTAATTAATGTAAAAGATTGGGCTAATGATATTAGAGGTACTAGTAGTCTAGAACGTTAAACATTAAATTGTTATAACCGCCCCGTAAAAGGAGTGTATGGTATGTAATCATTAAATAAGTTTAATCACAATAAATTAATTACCTTCAACTGTTGGAGATATAAATATTATTTGTATCTTTGCAGCAGTTGAAGGTTTTCTTGTTCTAAGCAAAATGGTTTTAAAGTTTTAATTAAAATGTATGCGAAACTTTATTGCTCTATGGTGTAATGGTAGCACTACAGATTTTGGTTCTGTCAGTGGTGGTTCGAATCCGCCTAGAGTAACATATCTTTATTCTGTTGTTTAACAGATATTATTTTATTCATAATTAAAGGTTTAATGTATAAAGTTAAGTGATGGCTGATAATGTAATACAATGCTGAACTAGCGAGTTCATTCTATTTTCATTTTTAAATAAATAAATTAACGGGAAATGAAGCAGTAAGTAATCGTGATGATTATTTACTGCTTTTTTTGTGCTTAACAAAATGTGTTGAAATGTGTCGCCTAATGGATAAAAAAAAAGAGTAACCTAACCTCACGGTCAAGCTACTCAAGTCAATGCTAAATTTTTAATCTGTGAACTACAGCCGCTGCTGTAATAAATAACAAACAACATTATAAACGAATTTAAATCATTATAGTATATAATATGATATTATAGCAAGTATCAAATTTAATATTTCAATTTCTTCTGTAAGCGGCTAATTAATTCAAGTAATATAATTAATCGAATCATATATGAAAGTCGCTTAGAAATCAATTAATATGTAATTGTGGGAGTTTCCCACTGGTCGGCATAGTTTAAACGCTCGTATGCCAGGAGTGGAAATAAGACTGACAAGTAATAAGGATTATTTGAAAAATTACACTTTAAATGACTTCTAAGCTACTTTAGTGTTACGGCTGAACAATTATTCAGGAGATTAGAATCACCCTCGTATAGAGGATTTCAAAATGTAGGATGTGCCATATAGCTCAACTTAATTAAAAGGAGCTTTAATTATATTACCATTTGCATCAAGATAAATAACACTGTCTGTAGAATAACCATCATTAGTGGTATCAACATCATTGATTTCATAATAATCATCATTAATTCCACATGAATCTGTTGTATCTACAGGTTCTGCATTATTAGTATCTTTTCTATTGTTATATGAACATGCTACAAGAATAGATACTATAATCGTTAATACAATGATAATATTTCTTCTATGTTTATTATAATTCTCATTCATTTTATTTTAAATAAAAACTCCTAGTACTTTCACAAGCACTAGGAGCAACCGTTTAATTTTAAATTTTAGAATATGAATACAATAACCAGTTTATAAATATAAATCTACATATCTTTGAATAACATTAACATGAGTACTACCAGTAAACTTAAATGTTACTTCATTGTCTCTACTAAATACAACAAATGGATAATCAAAAGCACTATATTGATGAAGTATTCTTTTTGGAACTTCATTAAAATCTTTGATTTCAAGAGTTATATTTTTCTTCGATTTGGCTAGTACTGTCTGTACATTATTAATAAGAATTGTACAACCAAGACAATTCTTAGTCGTTATTATCAGGATTTTTCTTTTCATTAATCTGACCAATTTTACTGTAATATTCACCATTCATAGTAAATGTTACATTTTCATTTTCAAGCATAATACGATAAGTTCTTTCAAGATTCTTTAAATCTCTAAGAAGAAGAGAAATATTACCATACGTTACTTTACTAATCTTTGGGTTGTTACCTGCATTAGCAAGATGTTTCTTAACTTTACTAATTTCTACTACTGTTTCTGCATGACGATTAATCATACGAGCTACCCAATTCTTTGTCATTTCTACCATAGTTGTTTAAATTTTAAAATTAATAATTATTTCTTTGCTGTAGAACCAAAACCACCATCACCTCTATCAGTTATACCAAGGTCTTCAAGTGTATTTACTGTATTGAACATCATTTGTCTATGATGTGGAACTTTCATTTGACCAATAACATCACCAACTTTTGGAACTTCAGCATTTGGAACAAGTTTTCTAAATATTACAAAAATTTCTCCTCTATAATTCATTTGTTAACTATGAAGTTCTTTATCTTCATATTCACTAGTTTCATTAATATTGTATTATATCTAGTGTTCAGACTATATCTTCACTAACTTTGTTAGGCACGGCACTCGTGGCAACATTACTATCCTCAGCATTATCTGTTTGGATTCGGTTACTAGTCGTTGAACCTTCATTAATATTACTATTAACGCTTGGCTGCTGATTGTCATTACCATGATTTCCCAGCAATTCACCGTGTTTTACGACACCAATTATTTTACCTAATTCATCACGTATAATTTCTTTTTGTTTATTATGTAAATGAGTATGTTCACTTCTTGTTAAAGGAATTAAATTTTCTATTCTATTATCTGTAGAATCTTCATTTAAATGATGAACGTCAATATCTGGTTTAAGATAATGTTTTCCATCTATTTCTACAAAATATTTAGAATCGAATCTTTCATAATTTTGTTCAATAACAAGCCTATGTTCAGGATAATAAACTCCTATACTTCCTGTTGTTTTTCTACCAAAAGGATGAGAATCTAAATGAACTTTATAATATAGTCTTCCATTATTAACCATTTTACATCGTTCTGCACGATTACCATAATTAGGATTTTTATTTCCTGAATATAGTATACTTTGCAATTTAGCTCTACATTCTCTAGAACAAGTATGATGTTTTGTTCTTTTAATTCTACTAGGTGGCATATATAGTCTTTTTCCACAAACTTCACAAGTTATATTTGGTGTATGTATAACTCGCTTATCTGCTGCTTCACAAGCTTTTGAACAATACTTTCCAGCACCATACCAACTAGGTACTTGAAATTCTTTACCACAATACTTACAAACTCTTGTAACTGTCGTTGAAGCTTTCTTTTTCTTAGTTGGAAAACTAACAACTAAATTAACTTTTACTTTACTTAAATCTACCATAACTTACATTGTTTGATATTTAACTAACACTGCAAATATAATAGATTTCTACGATATATGATGAATTTGTGAATAAAATTTAAGAAACTTTAGCGTCGATTGTACTTGGAGTATTTTGATGTATTAGAAGAGTTTTTGTGAAACGACTATTAGGTACAATACTAATTTCGTCTCTATCTTCTAATGCTGTATGAATACCTGTTCCACATTTAATACGTCCATCTTCTTTAATTTCTACAGACGTACAAACGAGGTCACAACCTGCATCACTAGCAAACCCATTTTCATAATGAGCATACTCTGGAATTTGTGCTTTAACTTTAGGGTCAAGCCAAATCTTAACTGGAACAAAATCAATAGCTGTACGAAGAGCTTCTTTAAGTTCTTTTTCAGCCATTAATCTGTTGTCTGGAGTTTCTTTAAAAGCATTTGCATAATTAATAAATGCATCTGCAATACGATTACTTAATTGACTCATAATTTAATCATTTATATTATTACGTTGTTCTAAAATATCTTTTCTAAGCTTTTTAATACTACCACGATAAATATAATTATGATTTATAATATAAGTATTTTTAGGAAGCATATTATTAGGAATCTTATCATAAAGACGACCTATTACATCTAGTTCTACTAAACGTTTTATTCCTTTACTTATGTTACTTTTATCACAATTATAATATGTAGCAATATCTTTATTACTTAAAGATATATGATTAACACCATAAGGTATATTCTTAGCTATATACCTAACTACTTTACGGACATAAGTATTTTCTTTATCCATTATTTCAAGTAGTGCATCATCTATAATTGCTTTGTGTTCCATATAATATATGGTTTTACGATATTCAGTACCATCATCAGCCTTATCTTTAATTTTAAGACCTTTGAAGTCTAGAGAATAGTTATAATCAATACTATCTCTAGAAAGTTTATTAATTACATTATCCATATCAATATCTTTTGTTTACTAGCTGTCGGCTAAGATACAAAAAAGTGGTGAAATATAACCACTTTTTCACAAAAATAGTTATATATAACCACTTTTAGCTAGTAAACTAATTGATTACCAGGTAGTTAGCTCCTATAATATATATATTATATATTAATGTTAGCTTTTATACCCTGCTACAAAGATAAGCATTATTATCTATATCTCCAAGAGTTTTACTAGTTTTAATACTAGTTTAAGTATTCATACCTTTTACGGGGGGGCTAGAGTGGTTCTAACATGATAACATGTATCATTAAACCATCTAGTTGTTATACCCCCCCCCGTAAAAGGTATGTATCAAATATTAATCAAATCTTTATCTAGTGCATTTATCCATTCTTTAGCATCTTCTTTATTATCAAATACTAAAGATTCTGGAATATTAGGAACACCT